CCGTAGCGTTGACCGTACCGCCGTAGTTGGCCCAGCAGCGTCCGCCCGTCTGGCCGGTAGCGTTGACTGTCCCGCCCTTGCCGGCCCAGCAGCGTCCGCCCGTCTGGCCGGTAGCGTTGACTGTCCCGCCGTCGTCTGCCCAGCAGTCCCCGCCCGTCTGGCCCGTAGCGTTGACTGTTCCGCCCTCGTTGGCCCAGCAGCGTCCGCCCGTCTGGCCGGTAGCGTTGACCGTACCGCCGTAGTTGGCCCAGCAGCGTCCGCCCGTCTGGCCGGTAGCGTTGACCGTACCGCCGTAGTTGGCCCAGCAGCGTCCGCCGGTCTGGCCGGTAAGATGAAGCACGCCGCCAATAATAATAATACGGCTGATGTCGCCGCTTGAATGATGCTCGCCGGAGGTGATAACGTGATGGGTGTACCACTGGGGCAGCTTCTCGCGGCACATCTGCTCGGCGATTTCCGCGTTGTACCACCCGGGAACCGGCAGCTTATCATCGCTGTCGAGATGGTAGACCCATTGCTCGATGGGCAGCCTATAGTCGTCGTTGGGCGGGACAACCTCCGCAAAGACGTACTCTTCGGTCGGCGAAACGTCCGCACGCCCGCGAACAGCGTCGATTGGGTTCCCCAGATTGTTTTCGCGGATTATTTGCTCGTGTGAGTCATTATCCCGCGAGAAATAACAATTCTTTTGCGTTATCACAAAACTCGCAGCATTACACATTTTTTCCCTTTCGATTTTATGAAAATACGTTCAGATCTCTACTACTATATACTATCGCCTATTTGTGACAGATAGTCAAGTCCTTTTTCTAAAATATATTACCTTTTTTCGTTTAAGTGATATAACCGCCTATCCCGTCGGTGGTTATGTTAGGTAAAAAATATATTTTTTATTACTTTTTATTTATCGCCCGATATCTTTTCGCCACTGGTCGAACGATCTATTATCTTCTTTTCTATTTTCTTTCCTGATAGCTTCAACCGATACTATTACCGGCGATATATCCATTAAAAAATCCTCTATTCTTATCCCGGCGATATGTGTGTTAATTATTTCCGCGATATTGGTCCCTAAGGCCTTGCTTATTGCGTCCACGTCGTCGATATGGGCGTTTACAGTCCCCGCCTCTATTTTCTTATATCTTTTCAAAGATACCCCGGCGGCGACGGCTACAGCAGGGATATAAATATCTTTGTATGTTCGTATATTTCCGATTTTTTCCGCGATATTTTGCGGTGTTAAGCGGATTGGCGGGATATTAGCGGCGATGGCGAATATCCTTAAAAGCTGCTGGAATGTGGGCCTGGTTCGCCCTGTCTCTAGATTATTCCACGTTCCGACGGATACTCCCACCCTGGCCGCGAAGTCCTTCTGCGTTGATTGTAGTGCGTTTTGGCGTATCTGTAAAAGATTATTTTGGAGAACGCTATAATACTCTTTTACGTCAAACAGTGTGTTATGGTCTTGCTTGTGTTTTTTACGTCCCATAGTGCCGCCTCGCTTTCTTACTCGAATAAAGTCTATCACCATTGCCGGACCGACTATCGGTCCGACTCTTAAAGTAATTATACCACTTTTTAAGGTAAAAGCAAGATAATTCATTAAATAGATAAGTATTTTTGCTCTCCTATTATATGAACGGCGATAACCCCTTATTGTATAAGGTTTTATGATAAAAAAATCGATATTCAGAAAATAAAACCGTAAAAATGACAATCTCCCTTATAAAAAGTCCGTCACGGCGGGAAATATAATAAATTATTATATTTATAGATAAAATTTTCGCGCGTTTAGTATAGATATACTGTTCTAATTATTACTTTTTTCGCTGTGCTTCCTATCCGGGAAGAACGATTTGTATTTGTCCAACTCTATTTTCTGAATCTTAATGTTTTTTCTGTAAGTAGTGGAAAAAGCACCACTTATGGACGTTCATTAAATAGAATGATTTTTACGGTTTCTATTTGTTGAAGAAATATATTCTATTTTATGAAAATATATTGCTATTTTCTGAATATATTTATATTTTCCTCTTGACTTCGTGGAAAACAGACGATATATTATAATAGAGTAGTAGAGAACGTAAAACAAAAACACTTTAACGAAGGGATGGATAAAATGGAAAACACGACGAAAAACAGACTACAGTATAAAGACTACTCGCCGACATCTTTTGACACTAAGGGAGCCTTTTTGCCAGATCGTCAAAGTTGGTTTGTTGCTCCTTTGGCACAAACCCGTGACAGTGGACCGCTGGATAAAAGCAATTTCGATGCTGCTGTCAAGCTCTTAGGCGGTGAAAGTGATTCTGTGGAGGTTTATCGGTTCGGACATTGGGGGCCGGGCTGGGTTGAAATTATTCTTGTGGATAATGCCGCCGCCGATAAGGTTGCTGTTTTGGATGAAATTGTCGCAGCACTGGAAGATTATCCGGTATTGGATGAAGAGGATTTTTCCAAAAGAGAATGGGATGATTATCTGGAGGCCTGGGAGAATTACGGGCGGAGCGATTTTGTATCGGATATTCTGCGGCCTATGATAAATTTTGACGGAGTTGAGGACTTGATAACCGGCGCGGATAGTCAAGACCTTTTGAGCTTGTTTGAAAGTGGTATTTCATCAGGCGAGTATTATTATACCGATGGATATCAGGTTTGTGTAAATCTGAAATCTTGTGAGATATCACGGGAACAGCTTGCCGATTTTATACGGGATCAGAAGGCAAAAAAGGCGGAGTAAAACGCTTTCCAGCCGGAAGCGAATATATGGCCGCTTATATCAGGCGGCCTTTTTTATGCGCACGATCAGCAGCCCGCACACACACACACACACACACACACCACACCACACCACACCACCAGCAGCCCAGCAGCCCAGCAGCCCAGCAGCCCAGCAGCCCAGCACAGTAGGACAGTAGGACAGTAGGACGTAGGACAGTAGGACGTAGGACGTAGGACGCTATGACGGCGCCGCTACGACCAGGCCGTAGGACGTAGGACGTAGGACGTAGGACGTAGGACGCTACGACCAGGACGTAGGACGTAGGACGTAGGACGCTATGACGCTATGACGGCGCCGCTACGACCAGGACGTAGGACGTAGGACGCTACGACCAGGACGTAGGACGTAGGACGTAGGACGCTATGACGCTATGACGGCGCCGCTACGACCAGGACGTAGGACGTAGGACGCTATGACGTAGGACGTAGGACGTAGGACGTAGGACGCTATGACGTAGGACGTAGGACGTAGGACGTAGGACGCTATGACGTAGGACGTAGGACGCTACGACCAAGACGTAGGACGTAGGACGCTACGACCAAGACGTAGGACGTAGGACGTAGGACGCTATGACGTAGGACGCTATGACGCTACGATAATCAGCAGCCAAACAAAGATCGACCGGGCGGCGCCCGCGATGCGGCGGAGGCGGGGTGGGCCGGGGGCCGGCGCCGGGGGGTACACCAATAATAGGGAAGCCACCCGGCATAGTACGGTGCTGTGACAAGTATAAAATTTTCTAAAAATAAAATACCGACATACCAATACAGGATGTTCTTTGTAGATAATAAAACAGTCGTCTATATCTACTTTACGGTATTAACAAATAGGTACTTTCTATTTTTTGATATTCCATCCGATTATATTTCGATAACCCCTCCCTAAAATTTTCTAAAATCAAAATCCAGCTTTCAGGTACTTTCTATTTTTTGATATTTCGTCCGTGTAATTTTCTGACTGCCGACCTTAAAAATTTTCTAAAATCTTTTTACCTACTTCTTAATTCTCTACTTAACTTATCCACATTACGGTACTTACCCTATGAAAAATTTTCTTGACTTTTCATACCACCTATCGGTAAGATGCTTTTTTACACAATTATTCCTTGTTTTTAGGGAGTTAGTTATGGTCAGGTAATTTATGGAAAATCTTGCTGAACAGATAGCTCTTATACAACAGGCACACACCCGCCTATCTCCCACCGATCCGGCCAACGTCGCGGCCACAACATCGGGGGGCAGGACACCTTTCGATGCGGCTCAACTCGTCGCAGAGACTCTCGACCTACCGCCCCAAAAATATACTATGCCTATCGCTAAACCACCGGCATTAACTCCTGTTTTTCGTCAAGCTATCGAGAAGAAACAGGCCGATGCGATACTGTCTATGTGGAATGATGACGGTGAGTACGTCGGGCAAGTTCCTCACACATCACAAGAATATAAATACAAGAGATTCGTGGATGAGTATTTAGTGGATTTTAATACCTCGCGGGCGGCATTAGCGGCGGGGTTTATAGCCGACGGGGACCAGAAGGCCGCTGTTATGGCCGGGAATACTTTACGGGTGCGGTTAGCTCCGGTTATAGCCGCTCGGACAAAAACCATAGCGGGACGGTGCGGTATCAGGTCGGAAGCCGTCCTCGCCGAAATACGCAACATAGCCCACAGCAACGTTCAGGACTTTTTGACCGAAGATAACAGTATCGTCAAATTAAGAAACTTACCGAGAGAAAAACTCGCGGCGGTTAAGAAAATAACGGTCGATGCGATTTTCGCCGGCACCGGGGCGGACAGAGAACAAATCGGTGAGAAAATTAAAGTAGAGTTTTATGATAAACTCGACGCATTGAAACTGTTAGGCAGCCATCTCGGAGTTACGGGCAAAGGCGACGACGGTACACCCGGCACACCCGGCGGCAATACCGCCCCTATCATTATTTTATTCGGCGACAGTAAACAGGCACAACGACTTCAAGTAGAGAATCGGATCGTACCGGACGCGGGGGCGGCGTGACAATACCTAACCAACCTTTCGTCAAACAAATACACCCGCACCAGAGGCAGGTACTACGTTTATTAGATACACCCCTCGAACAAGGCGGAAAAAGATTGTTCGACTTGATGTGGCATAGAAAAAGTCGCAAGTGTCGAGCCTTTGGCACATTATTACAACTTGCAGATGGTTCGATAGAAAAGGTAGAAAACCTAATCGGAAAACACTTTATTGTTCTGTCTTTGATGCCGGATAGTAGTATAAAACAAAGTGCCGCTTATGCGGAGTTTAATGGCATATTCGATGTTTATACGTTAAAGACAGAAAATGGCCGGCAGATTACGGTCACTGAAAACCATCCCTTTTTAACACTATTCGGGTGGAAAGAATTAAAGGAATTAAACGCGGACGATATGGTCTTGGTTCCGATGGATTTACCTATCGAAGGACAAGTAGAGGAAGTCAATACGGATGAGTTAAAGTTTGTTGCATATATGATAGGGGATGGTTCTTTAAGTTCAGGTAATTTTCGATTTACACAACAAGATAATACACAACTCACAGAGTTTAAGCAGATAGTAAAGAGGTTGGGGGGCAGTTTAGTTAAACTTAATCAGTATGATTATCGAATAAACGGTGTTGATCTGCGTAATGTGGCTCGTCGATATGGGGTTATGGGGAGAGTATCAGGAAACAAGGAAATACCTTCGCAAGTATTCACAATGAAAAACCATCACATAGCGGTTTTTCTGAACAGACTATTTTCTACTGATGGTTATAACAGTAAAGATAAAAAAGTTGTTGGTTATACATCAAAAAGTAAAACGATGATAGAGCAGATTCAACTTTTGCTTTTACGATTTTCTATAACAGCATCTTTAATAACCTCCTATAACAAAGAATACGAGACAAACTATTACCATCTTTTAATAAATAATGACGAAATGGTTTATCAATTTGCTTCTGAGATAGGGATAACGGGTAAACTGTGTAGGTGGGATAATGTTATAGGGGAAGAGAAAGGGGTTAAAAAACATAAATATAAAGCCAGAATACGGAAATACGCCGTCCTCAATGATAGGTTTGCCTTTGTAAAAATTAAGGATTTAGTGTACGAGGGAAAACAATCAACGGTAGCGATAAGTGTTCCCGAAACACAAAATTACATTTCTTCTTTTGTGGAACATAACACCACATTAGCCTTAAACGTCCTTATACGAGAGTGTTGTCGTCATCCTAAGTGTGTGTTTAGTTACGTCGGACCAACGTATAAACAGAGTCGCGCTATCGTGTGGGATGACCCACAGATGCTCGATAAGTACCTACCCGATAAATCGGAGATGGATTGGAAAAAGAACGAACAAAAACTTCAAGTCCGTTTTGCGAACGGGGCGGTGCTGCGGATTCTTGGAGCCGATGACGTGGATTCACTTCGAGGCCCGGATAATATGGGAGTGGTGTTCGATGAGTGGCAATTAGTAAACCCCACGGCGTGGTCGGCTGTTTTCTTCCCGATGATAAATCTGTTTCCCGACAGGTGGGCGATATTCCTGTGGACGGCTTTTGGACGTAACCACGCCCAGGAATTACAGGAACGGAGAGCGAAAGACCCGGCGTGGTACGTGGGGGCTTTGCCTGCTTATGACACATCGGCGGGGAAAGCCAGCGGTCTTCTTACCGAGGCACAGTTAGCCGCAGCACAAATCGAGATGCCGGAAACACTTTACCGACAAGAGTACGGATGCGAGAGTATCGCCGAAGAAGAAATGTGTTTAATCAATTCGGCAATGATAGAAGACTTGAAACAAATCAAATGGTCGGAACTGCCTGGCCTCGTACCGATGACTCGAAAAATAGTTTCAATAGATACAGCGTTCGGTGGAGACGTATGTTCGATACGAGGCTTGGTAAATGCTCGGTCGTTAATGGTGGATCATAGTCATCCGTCGAAGACTGAAGAGATAGTATTAAAAGCAAAACAGATGTGTAAGATGTTGGGTACGAAGAATATCATAAGCGACTGTATCGGGTGGGGCAAAGGTGTAACCGATATGCTGGCAGCGGATGAGGTCGGCTATAACGTACAGTATTTTAATTCTGCAAATAGTCCCACTAATAAAGAGGCAAGCATTTATGCTAATCATCGAGCAGAGGCGTATGGCTATACGTCCGACCAAATACGCAAACAGAGGGTACAACCAATAGAGGAAAAAGAACTCATAAGACAACTCCCCAAAGCCAGTAGATATAAAGCCACAACCGGGGGGAAGATGTTAATCATTCCCAAGACAGAAATTCGTAAGGACTTGGGGTGTTCACCGGACGACGCGGATAGTTTCGTGATGGGGATATGGGGATTACAATTCGTCACACCGGAAGAAGATTTAAGCCGGCGGGGAGAGTCCGGGTCGGATAAACGGTACGGGATAGACGAAGCCCGACGCGGCGGCAAGGTAACGCATAACCCGATGGTGGGGTGTTAAAATTTTTTTATCGGGAAGAATTATCTTGACAAAGTAGTACGAATATGGGTAATTAAACATAATGAAAAAACTTACCGACGAAAAAGAGCAGGAATTATTAACCACTCTTGCTGACTACCACACTAAAGGAGAGTCGGGTAATGACACTACCTTTATGCGGATGAGTAAGTGTGAACGGTACGCCGTCGGTCAACAGTGGGATAAGGACGTACTGGAAGCCAATAAAGCACGTCGAAAATTTTCTCTCACCATCAACCGTATTTTCCCCATTGTTAATCAACTGTCCGGTTATGATGCTAAGAATCCGAAGGATGTTAAAATACGTCCACTTCGCGGGGGCACGTCCAAAGGAGCCGAATTATTGTCGGCTTTGGCAAAACACACCATAGACCTGTCTCACGCCATCAGGCAACAGAACCAGGCGTTTGAGGATGGGATACGTTGTGCGAGAGGTTTCATCGAAGCAGACGTAAGTTATGATGAAGACCCCTTTAATGGGGATATTTTGATACGAAAACTCGACCCCTTTATGGTAATACCCGACCCTGCCTGTAAGTCTTATGATTATAATGACTTAAAGAATGGGGCGAAGTATATTATCATCGAGGAATGGACGGACAGAAGTTATGTTATTAGCAAATACCCGGACAGTAAAGCCGAGTTGGGCGATGATGATGCTACTTCCCGCCGGTACGGTGGTCCCTTTAGCGGACTGTTGAATTGGATGTTCGGAGGCAAGTCGGCGGTATCAAGAACTACCTACCGCAGCGAAGAGATAGACGTTAGTAAGAGCGATGTAGATTTCGGTGAGCATAAATTTCGGGTGTCGAAGTATTATTGGAAGACGTTTGAAAAGGGTGCTTTTTTAGTTAAAAACGGCGATTTATTGAACGCAATGGTTTTGACTAAACCGGAAGACATTAAGTACGCAAAAGATATGGTCAAAGAGCAGGAAGCCATCCAGATAGCGAAACAGGCGGCTACGATGCTGGCTGAATTGGACGGACAGGCACCTCAGCAACAACCCGACCAAAATCCCCCCATCGACATCAAACTCATCGAAGAGGATAAACACGGTAACCCTATTATAGTACCTGTTTTACATAGAGCGTTAATGGTAGGTTCCGTGTTATTGGAGTATAAAAAAGACCCGTTTAACGGGATGAATATGTTCCCGATAGTACGGTTTTCTCCGTATTTTGTGTCGGGTTATGAGTTTTCTGTAGTGGAGAATCTCATCGGGCCACAAGACCAGGTAAATTGGGCGTGGTCGATGGAATTGAACCTTATCCGCAAACTGGCTAATAGTGGATGGAAAATAGCGAAAGACATCGGCGGTAAATTCTCTAAGTGGCTCCAAGATTACGGCAGCGAAGACGGCATCGTGATAGATGAATCGTTGGCCGGCGATCGTGTTACTAAGATAGAACAGAACGCTTTCCCTGCCAGTTTTGACCTCGTTACTGAAAAAGGTAGCCGTTTTATAGGGGAAATCAGTCAGGTACAGTTAAAAACCCCCGAAGACATCGCACAGAACGAATCAGGCCGGTCCGTCATAGCAAAACAGAACTGGTCGCTGCAAAATACGTCTAATTTAGGCAGTAATTGGGATTATACTCAAGAACTTTTGGGAGAAATTGTTCTCGGCATTATTCGGTACGCTGCGGTTTATTCAGAATCGGAAATAACGGCTTTGGTTGATGAAAAAGACCTTATTGACGAAGAAGTAATGAATAAAGCCCGCCAATTAACCATCGAAACGATGGCTAAAAAGGGTATTCCGGTAATGACGCAACCGGAAAAACCGGATTTAATGCTGTTACAGAACGAAGACCCTAATTATCAAAAGGCCGTCTTATATAATTATAAGAAACAAGTTGGTATTTTTACGGAATATATGATGTATGTTGACCAGTTGGCTACACCTGTGGCTAAGTCTATGTTGATTGACGAAATATCGTCGATGAAATACGGTAAGTACGGTGTGAAAGTAGAATTGTCCCCCCATGCCGAGACTAATCGGATGCGTAAGATGGTGGAGGTGTTTGAACTGAATCGAGCATTAGTAGAGTCTGGTCAATTACCCGTCAGTAGAAATCAGCTTATCGACGCTACGGATGTGGTTAATAAAGAGGAAATTAAGGCAGATATACCGCAAATGCCGATGCTGGCAGGGGCGGGAGGGGCGGCAAGATGATAGAACAAAACAATTCGCAATCTACTCCCGACGAAGTACCCGCAGTAACGGAATACCTGAAGTGCCCTGATTGTGGGCACGAATGTCCTTTGACGGATGCTATGGGTAAGACGGTACAAGAACCCCTATGTCCGAAGTGCCTTATTATGTTTAACAGGTCGGTTAGGATGTTAAAGGTGGACGCAGAAGGGCTTTTAGCGGAAGATATGGATGCCAAAACCCCCGTCTTGACCGGCAAGGATATGAACGCCTTATTGTATTTGCTGTTGGACAAGGTGGGTACTATCGAAATACCGCAGGAAGTTTTTAATTCTGTCCCAGGGCCAGAACGATTGAAAATCGAGATGCAGTGGGATGGGGTAAATAAAGTGTGGCGATTTTTCATTATGAGAAATCGTACAAAAAAGAAAAATAATTTGATTTTACATCGAAACAGAGGTAAAATAATCCTTAACTAATGTTCAAAAAAAAAAAAAAAAACAAAACGGAGAGATTTTTATGACAGAAACACCGGTAACACCACAAGTTCCGGCAGCACCCGTACCGAGTACGGTAATTCCTGCCAAGCCCGGACGACCTTCGGCGGCGGCTATCGCGGCTAAGGTGGCCGCAACAAAACTCTCGGTAGAAAAAGTCAATGCCGGAGTGACGGACGATCCTTTGGTGGATGTTAAAGGTACTACCGAAGCAACACCCGTCCAGATGTGCGTCAACCATCCTGCGGTTCCTGCGGCGACTTACGGATATTGTCCGGCGTGTTATGACAAATTGCCGAAGATGGAAAAACGTCGTCTTTATCTGGATGCTCGGTTGCACGGTCCGAACACTCACAACTACCCTGGTGCGGCTTTGGCGGTTTGGCGGCGTGAGATGGAACGAATCCTTAACGGGACATGGAAACGCCCGGAACGGATGATTTCAAAAAGCAAGTTAGCCCAAGAGATTATAGGCTAACACTGTAGTACATAGTATCTACGTCTCGATGGACGGTAATCATCGAATCTGCGACGCGACAGTTTCGCGGTGTACGTCAACCTAACGGTTAATAGAGGAACAACAGATGGCAGAGACAATAGATGTAACAGGAACCGACGTTTTGACTGAAGTTTTTGGCAAAGACGATATTGCTCCAGTGGTGGAAGCACCTGTAGCGGCAGCACCGGAAGAACCCGTAGCGGCAGAACCCGAAGTAGCGGCAGAAGAACCCGCTGCACCGGAAGAACCCGTAGCGGCAGAAGAACCCGTTGTCCCTACAGACCCGAAAGTACCAACAGGATTTGTTCCTATTCCTGTTCATGCTGAATTACGGGCTAAGGCTCGTAAGACCGAAGAAACCCTTCGGCAGCAATTAAGTGCGTCACAAATCGCTCAAGCGAGAGCCGAAGCGAGAGCTGAGGTTTTGGCGGAAATGGCGGCTAAGGGTCAAAAACCCGAAACCCCCAATACACCGCCGGCCCCCAAAGAAAAATCTCCTTTGGAGAAGTTTGCCGAGGAGTTTCCAGGCGAGGCGGTAACGGCCTCTGTGATGCTCGAACAGCGAACTTGGGATAACCAGCAGGTACAGGTAAAAGCGAATCAGACACACGCACAGACTCTCGGACAGCAAATTAACGAGGGATTGGTGGCAGCCCGGTCGAAGTATTCTCCCGCAAATATGGGAGTTGATTTGGCTTTTGATGCTGTGATCGCTTTAGCGGAACAACACGGACTCATAACTCCTGAAACTAAGGCATCTTTCGCTCCATTAGGGAGGCATGCCGGCTCTCAACTGTATGAGTTCGCTAAAAATGTTATCCGTGATGCCGGGGGTGTTCCTCTTCAAGAGTTAAATCGTCGTATTGTCGTAGCTCGTCAGACGTTGGCTAACAGAGATGTTAAACCAAATAAACCAACCAATCCTCCCGTCAAGCCGGTTGTTCCGGTTGTGCCGGCAGGAAAAAAGCCAACAAATCAACCAGACGCAGATTCAGCCGACGTTAGCGGGATTACGAACTTCGTATTCCGTAAGTAACGATGTGTGCTGTCTAATCTCGTCGGTTGTATAGGCGAGAAAGGACAGGCTACACATGGATACACAATTTTTGGCGGCCAATCGACTCACTGAGGAAAAATGGCCTAAAACAGCGTTTGAATATATGCTGCAAAATATGCAGTTGTCCGCTTTTATGGGGACTGACGGCAACAGCATATTTCAAGTAAATAAAGACCTCTCAGTAGCCGCAGGTAAGCAAATTACTATGCGGTTGCGTGCCCCGTTGGGTGGCGAAGGTCAGGGCGATGATGGGGATATGGAAGGCAACGAAGAAGCCTTGAGTTTCTTCAACTTCCAGGTTCAGGTTCACGAACGTTCACACGCGGTTCGGGCAAAAGGCATTATGTCCGAACAGTACACTTCGATTGACATTATCCGGGAAGCCACAGAAGCTCTGATGGGTGATTGGGCACCGGAACGTCTTGAAAATGATATGATTTACGCCTTGTGCGGTCTGGGCAACACCGGAACGTATGTCGGCGAAGGCACATCGGACATCGGGACGGTCAACGAACACGCCGTATCGTCAAGTCGGATTATTCGGGCAGGTCAGACAAATGCGGGTGTGGTTAGCACATACGCCAACCCCGCGGCTTTGACCGGAACAGCAACTAACTATCTGTTCGGCACGAAGATTATCGACTCAGCCCGTATCAAGGCACAGTTGGCGGCCCCGAAGTTCCGTCCGATCAAGATCAACGGTAAGGGGTATTATGTGATGTTCATTCATCCCCTTCAGGGTATGGATTTGCAGTATGATACTAACTGGAACACCACACAGCAACAGGCCAATGTTCGCGGGTTACTGAACCCGTTGTTCGGTAAAACCGGAATGTCGGATGAGATGCAGCGGATGTTCAGCGGCGTAAAAGGCATCTGGAACGATGTTATTATTTACGAACTGGAACGTCTGCCAACGCGGATCGCCGGTGAATCGTTTGAAGACCCGAACACAGCGACGAACATCTTTGGTGCAACCCCGGCAAGCGGCAGTTATCGTATGTGCCGTGCTATTCTTTGCGGGGCACAAGCCGGTTGTTTGGCTTGGGCACAACCCTGGAAGAAACACCAGAAGGATTTCGATTATGGTCGTAAGCCTGGTGTGGGCGTGGATGCGATTTATGGTGTTTCCAAGACGGTTTGGAATGACCCCGGCATCGACCAAGACACCAATACCGCACAGCAAGATTTCGCGGTTATTTGCTGCGATACAGTGGCGACGGAACGGTAATCGGTAGAAACTAAAGAAATTAAGGCCGGGGTGTTCGCCCCCGGCTTTTTCCAAAACACGAAAATTTAAGAAAGGTAAGGTTTCAAATGAAAAAGCTGATTTTTATAGGTTTGATATTGGCCCTTTTGCTCCCCGGATTTGGTTCGGTGGCGATGGCGGCTGAGTATCGTAAAGGTATGGTACAGTTCGTTGATGAACGTGGAGAACCCAGGACAGATTTGACGTATGTGAAAATATGGAACGCGGGGTCTGCTACCGCCGCTACTTTGAAAGCGGATATGGCGGCTACTACGTCTATGACAAATCCTATGACTCCGACCTCAACGGCTACTGGACTTCGACCGGAAAATGGTATGTGTCAGTTTTATATCGCCAAATCGACGTATGATGTTGAGGCGATGGTCGGAGGCACGGTTGTTAAATTTTTGAACGTGAAACCATCAAACACATATTTTCAGGTTCCGTATATCGCCCGACCGGGAACATCTCGTCCTAAAGGTGGTTTTTGTACTTTCGGGTCAAATGTAACCGGTTGTCAGAGTGATGGTACGGCTGCCAGCGGCACGAATACCGAAGTAAATTTTATGTCGTGTGACGGGTTTAACTTTGAGCAGATTGTTATTGGCACACAAACAATTATCCTGCCTGTGATGGGTGCTACGGGACTTGATATTGCTCAAGACTGTGACGCTGCTGATGAAGGGTGGGAAAAAACCCAAGGCATTACCGCCGGGTCCAGAGCAGCCTTTACAGTAGGTACGGATGGCCCATTCCACTTTACTGTGAAAATAACGATGGCTGATGTGGATGGTACAGATGATTTTGCTATCGGATTTCGTAAAGCAGAGGCATATCAGGCTGCCGTGGATAATTATGATGAGATGGCCGCGTTTAATATCAATGGGGCCGGTACGACATCAAAGTTGATTCAGACGGAAACCATCCTCAACGGGGCATCTACTGTAACTACCGCATTAACAGATACTTTTGCAGATGCGGGAACACACGTTCTTACAGTCAAGGTGGACAGAGACGGTGCGGTTACTTATCTTGTTGATGGTGCCCCCGCCGGTGGTGCCGTCGCGTTTTCCTTTGATTCGGGAGAAGTTGTCGTACCCTTTATGTATATGATTCACGACACAGGTTATGCAAATGGTACAATTCTGCACCTTTGGGACTGTGGCCTCGACGACTAAGTTTTTCTGATCAATCAACGGGAGTGCCGCTATAACGGCGGCCTCCCTATTTTTCAAAGAAAGGCATACCATGAAAAAGATATTTGTTTTTGCGATGTTAATACTGTTATCTTGTGTTTTATCCGCGAATACGCGAAAGCAAATAACATTCGTGGATGACCAGAAACAACCTCGTACTGATTTAACGTCGGTAACGGTTTGGGATTTAAGTACGGCGACGGCCAGTACGATTTACACGGACTTGGCGGGAAGTATTGTCATAACGAACCCTATGACGTTGACATCTTCTCGGTCAACGATACACGCCGCGTCAGGGACTATATTCTTTTGCTCTTCGGCGGATACCCACGATATTGAGGTGGTTGTGGGCGGGGTGACGGTAAAGTTTTATGCGATTGGTGGAGTAGAGACTACCCTTACTATTCCCCGTACCGTGAGTACCGGCCTTGTTCTCGGTGCGGTTCCAACATATTATATTTGGGTATCTCCGTCGGGTGATGATTCCACCAGCGGTAATGGTTCTTTTACGACCCCCTATAAAACTATTACGAAGGCTTTAGCGACGGCTACGACTACTCGAAATACAATACTGGTAATGCCCGGAGAATATGCTGAGGCCGCTTTGACGTGGCCGGAGGTCAATGGTGTTGTTCTGGCAGCGATGATACCTGGTACGGTGACGGTCAATTTAACTACGGCTGCTACTACTCCGGTAATAACTATTTATCCGGCATCGGCATCCAGCACTTTCGGGGCGACTATTTCTGGCATAGATATAGAGTCCAACTTTAATTCTGGCGTTGCCCTACGAATAGATAATACCCACATTACTAAAAAATTGAATGTGTATTTGAACGATGTGGGGCTTTCGACGAAGAATGTCACGGATAGTTCTTTAGTGGTGGTGAATGGGGCGGGTGCGGGGCAGGCTATTCGTGTGTACGCGACGGGAAATTACTCGACGTGGGAGGGGTTGGTCGATTTTACAGCGGCGGATACCGGCGACAGACTTCGTATTTATAACACTCGAATCATCGGTTCCGTCACTATGAACGAGGCGGTGGTGTCGGAGTTGTCTTTGATAAATTGTGCCACTCCTGCTCCTACCGTTCACAGTAATACACTGATTACTACGTTAGGGTGCTGGACGGAAACGGACGCAGACCCGGATGGCTACACTATCATAGCGGATGCCGATAGTGATTAACTTTTCATATAAATCGAGGGTATTATGGCTATTCTAAAGGCCAATATAGAAACTTTTCTAAATACTTGCCTTGAAGACGATGTAACGGCGGCGGATTTAGCAGAAGCCATTAAACTCTGTCTTCGAGATATATCGAATATGGGGTTGCTGTGGAAGTTGGATAATACTAAAAGTTTATCGGACGAAAGCACTTTTATCGAACTTCCAGCAGAATACAAAGATATTTTGTCGATAGTCTTAGTGGACGCGGCAAGTCTGGGGGCGATAACGGCGTTTGCTACATCGGACGCAGGTGCAAAAACGCAGGTTACATCGACGGCTCACGGTCTTTCGGATGGGGATATAATTACCCTTACTGGTACGATAAATTATGATGGATCGTATGTCGTAGAACAGAAGGCCACTAACACTTTTGTAATCCCTATTGCGTATGTGGCTGATGATGCTACAGGTATGTGGATGTTGAACTCGGCTGAAACAGAAGACCCGTTGATTGCTTTTTCGGGTGGATGGAGAGAGTATTTAGAGAATACGGCAGAATCCACATCTATAGGAACGCCAGAACAGTATGTCGAACATAATGGTAAAATATATCTGTACCCTCCCTCGGATGGAGATTATGGCGTTTTGTTGGAATATCAGAAGTACGACACCCAAGACCCGGATGTTATTGAGTTTGGTGATGAGTTTTCTAACTGCATAAAGTACGGTACTTTATTCTTTTATGCGATGATGAAAGGTCGGGAGAGGTATGTAAATTTGTGGGGTCAGAAGTACGAAGTAGAGAAAGAGTTTCGTCGAATAAATATGAAACATCAACCCTTTATTACGAGGTAAATTATGAAAAACTTTATACGAAAACATCGTACAGCGGCGGCGATACTTGTGGTAGTGTTGTGTTTGAACCTAAGTGCTGCTCTAACAAACACTTTTAATACAGCCAGCCCTGCTGGAAGTGATGACCCGCGACAGGCTGATGATAGAATGAGGGAAATCAAGGCCGCTGTCCAGGAACGAATGAACGATCATAACGGCGAGGCTGACGAGGGCGACCACTTCTGGCCTCTGGACGGGTCGCTAACAACGCAAGTTCTTCACGTTGACACAGGACAGCATCGTATGGTTACGTTGCGGCAGATGTCTGGCAATCCCTCCGCTTTAACCAGCTATGCTTCGATAGCTAATTTAGGCTTTTTATTCCAAAAAGACGTATCCGGGAACGGGGAGCTTTTCTGGCAGGATGAGGCAGCGAGCGTACTGCAAATTACTACGGGCGGGGATTTGTGTTCCAGTTCGGGGGAGATTGTAGGCACAGCCGACACGGTTATTCGACGGGGTACTGCCGACGCTTCCGATAATGGGTATGTGGCTATGGCGGGAGGTGGAGGGTCGGGTACAGATCGTGGAAGCATTGTAGCATCCTACGGAAATGAACATACGACTTACCCAGGTCAAATTTTGCTAAGTCCGGGATACTCGACCGGGACGACACCCGCCATAATCAACGCTACGACACACAAGATAAGCAACGTAGTCGATCCCGAAGCGGCTCAAGACGCTGCGACGAAGAAGTATGTGGATGATTTTAAGCCCGGATTCTGTAAGGCGTGGGCATTGATAGATGCAAATGGAAATATAACAGCGGGCTTTGGCGTTGCCTCTGTTTCTGTTCATGGAACTGGCTCTGCGGGAGACCCTGTTTATTATACAATCACATGGACAACTCCTTTTTCGTCTAATAATTACTGTGTAAACGCAACCGCTTTTTGGGGGGGTAATATTATTCCATCTCCTGCATTTGATAGCATGGTGGGTGCGTCTATCAACGTGAGAATGTTTAACAACGACAGCACTGCAACATCAGCTAAAACTGCGTTTTGCATTATGGCTTTTGGGACACAATAGGATACTAAATGCAGCACTTCGCCTTATGTTGTAAAAAGAAAGGCTCTTATGAAAGTAATAGGTAGAACAAAAAATGGGTGGATGGTCGATGCTACCCTCGAAGAGTTAAACTCTATTACGGGGTTAAAAGTCGATAAGTATGGTCTTGGTGATCAGCTTGAGATTACGCCTACTTTGGCGTTGGCTAAGGATGTGGTGGCAAAAGAAGCTGAAGTAAATAAAAGAATAGAAACGGCTAAGGCGGCGTTGGCTTCTTTGTAAAAAAGGGGGTGTCAAATAGAAAATTTCGCCATCTATACAGAAAAAATGGGGATACGCGAAGATGTACCGAAGATGTTGTTGTCAGAAGTCTTTTTGACAAATGACTCGCGGAATATACACGATGAATTGGGGGAATTTCGTAAATTAAAAGGGCGTATTCCGTTATTGTATGATGCTGCCGGAGTAAAAATCCAAACTCCTAAAGTCATTCACGCGATAGTAGCAGCTTTTACAGCCAGTAAAAAGTTTGTTGTTTCCGACGGTCTTGCTTATGCGATTACAGGTGTTACCCAAAATATAAAAACATTTACAATCGCAGGAGATCATAAGGCGGCCATAGATGCGGCTATTGCGGTTTCTGCTACGATGGAAATTTATAATTCGACAGGGAACGACGCTGCATATACTTTTGTGTCTGCTACCAAAAATGGTTCCAATACAGATATTATAGTTAGTGAAGATATTGCTACAGATGATGTTGATGGTACAATCTATATCGGTTCAGTACCCTGCAAAACTGAAATAGAGGCTGTTTTGGTTAATAATACATTTCGGGTAAATGGTTCGACAGGGAACGATAAACTTTATACTGTAGATAGTGTTACTGACGTTGGCGGCAGCACGGAAATAGTGTCTGTGGAAGATGTGGCGGATGCTACAGGGGATGGAAATATATTTGTCGGAGCAACTCCGGTAATTTGCTATCATACCTACATTAAAGAAACAACACAAAGTGATTATTTGTTTTTGGGGACGGCGTATCACGTCTGGCTCTGGAATGATGTCAACAGAACCCTGACTGTAAAATTCACGTCCGCGACACCTACGAGCGTGGTGGATATGACAATTTTGACGCATCTTGATAATGTTTATATGACGAATAATGTAGATAAAATTCAGTGGTTAGATTGTACTACGATGAGTAATTCTTTTGAAGTTTTGGATACATCATCGGGGGTGCTTGTAGGCGGTGCGGTATATATTACTAAAGCACGTTATTTAGGAAGTTATGATTCTTATTTATTTATAGGGTTTCCAACGCTATCTACCGGATCGGTTTTTCCCCAACGGGCTTATTGGTCGGGTCGTGGGACAAGTGGTTCTGGTATTGATTTTGATATGCTCGCGGACGCATCTGTTCGGAGTGATACCGGCTATAAGGATTTTAATAGGGAACCATCTGCTCTTGTAGGTTTTGGTGTCAAGGGTACAGATTTAATTGTAGCTAAAGGAAATCGAATGGTGAGGGGATGGCTCGTTACAGAAGATACAGTTTTCGAGTGGGCGGAGGAGGCTGTAAAGGTTGGGTGTATTGCGGGTAAAACTATAGTCAATGATAGGGCGGGACGTTTGTATTGGTTTGCCAGTGATCTTACTTTACGGGAGTTAGATACTCCTGACCCGATAAGTATGGCAATAGATAATGTGATACGAAATATAAATCCAGAAGCGGCAGAGTATTCTCAAGCCACTTATGTTGATGAGTATCAGTCTATCTTTTTCGCTATTCCTACACAGGACAGCGACACTAACAATTTAGTAATCGAGTTTAATACGATAACTACAAAAATCTATTTACACAATATCCCTGTAAGGGCTTTTGCAGGGTATCGTCGTCAGGTGATTTTTGGGTACGATACTTTACCGTATGCTACCTATGAGGAGTGGGGTATTGCTTGGCTTTTGTATGATACAAAAGTTAATGTCGTGGGGTATCCGTTAGATTTAGGTTCTGATTATTTGGGCAATACGTTTGTTCTTCACGCTGGAGATAAAGACGATGGTGCGGCGTGGACGGGAACGTTGGTTTTTAGCACGACTTTGACGGAGGGAAAATCTCCGTATATTTATAAACGAGTGCCTAACGGTATGGATATAGCGTTTAATCGTCAGGCATCTGGTACGATAGCGGTTCGGGTGAAGAAGGATACGAAAGCATGGGTATCCGTAGGTAGTGTGAATTTGACGGGAGATGGCGATGCTACAGAAGATATTTGTATAAGCCATTTGCCGTTTGATAAACGGGCAAGGGTGTTTTATTTTGAATTATCGTCATCCGGGCAATTCGAGTTTTTGGGTGCTGTGTTTCGTGAACTTTATTATGATGGTGATAGATAATGTTAAGTCAGAAAACCGTTACCTTAAAAACATTTCAGGATACGGAAATTGCATATCGCCGGCTACGGGATGATGTGGTGGCTATTGATACTTTGGTGACGTCGGGGGCGACGCGGTTGGCAACCAACTCAACCCCGGCGAGTAAGACGGATACTGGAACAAAAGGAGAAATACGGTGGGACGCGAACTATGTGTATATTTGTTACGATACCGATAAGTGGAAACGGGTGGCTATAACAGATGCCGGATGGTAATTTTCTTGCTTTTTTAGGACTTTTATAAGAGGATATTGATATGGGATTAGGTTTTTCTAACTTTAGCCTCATACAACATGTGTTCAGAGTGGTCTTTGAACAGCAGGAGATTTTCTATGCTATTATTGGTTTTATTTTTGTCTATATGGTGAACTACTTCTTGATCGGTCAAGTAGCGGCCTATGTGTTGTTCCATAATAAGACGATGTTCCTTTACATATATAGGGGGGTTACTAAAACCTGCCCTCGGATGAGTAGGACAATAAACCAAAACATATCCTTTGTGGATTCGCTTTCCTCCCAACCAATGAGAGGCTTCTTCCATACGCTCTCCTTTATGGATACAGGAACGAGAGCACGCTTTTTTAGGACTGAACCACACAGCCAAAAAGGGTTTTCCACAGGCTGTGCAAATTCGTTTTTCCAAAGGTTTACTGTGTTGTTTTTGGTAATCCCCTCGGCATTGGTAAGAGCAAAAAAGTTGTTTTTTCTTTGGGTAGGTAAGAAATTCTTTACCTCACACCAAACAATTTTTAAGTATTTTTATAGTCTTGTGAGCCATGCGTTTCTCCAGAATTTAAGTTTTATGTGGATTATATCGTGTGGCGGTAACATTTACAAGAGAAAAGAGGTGTAAAATCGGATTATTTACTAAAAAAACAAAAGTGAAAGAACCGGCTGAGTGGAAACCTGCCAGACAGTCTCTTTTGGCTATAGGGCAAACCCCCCTTAATTTTGATGTTAAGGGTACGGCGGGGATGACGGATACCGAACTTCAAGCCCAAGACCTTTTGGCTCAGTACGCCGCTAATCCTTCACCGGAAGTTCAGGCCGCTCTTGCGTCCTTAAAGGAAGCCGGACAATACACTAACTTGATGGACGTACCGGAATATGCTGCTCTGTATAATACCGGGCGGGCAGATAATAATTCCGACCTAAACCGCCTCGGACGAACATTACAGTTAGGAGGCAACACTAACACATCCTCCGGAGCCGGGGTAATGACGAACCGGATAGGAGAAAATAATGCTCGACTTTTAGGCACTATGGCCCCTCTTGCCGCACAAGAACGTGAACGACGGTATCAAGCACCAATTACCGCCGCACAAATATCCGCTTCGGATACGCAGAGCCGATTAGGGGCGGTAGCGTCTTACGGGGCATTACCGAGACAGTTAGAACAGTTGTCTTTGGATTCCGAATATATGGCGAGTTATTTGAATGAAACTGCTCCATACCAGTATCAAGTACCTGCCTTAAACGCCGTCAGTAACAGCGGCACTACGACCGTAACGGGCGGAGGGTTAAGTGATTTGGGTATGTTGTTGCAGGCCGGGGCAACTGTAGCTGGAGGATACGCGGGTGGTGCGGCGTTAGGAGGTATTTTAGGGGCGGGTGGTGGAGCGGGTGCCACTAATTTAGCTCAATATGCTACAGGGCCACATGTTGCTTAATTGGATTATAGGGAGTATATAAATATGCCTGGTGTTATTGATATAAGACAAGATGTAGCGGTGGATATAGCTAATGCTCAAGCTATTGGTAAAATTTTCGGAGCTATAGGTCGAGCAGAGCAAAACCATCAAAAACGATTCCAGATAGACCGTGTGATGTCGGATATTAGCAACGGCATCGACCCGATGACCGCCGTACAAAATTCTCGTGCTGCCGGTCCGGTTCCCTTTAGTGAGGGTCTGGCGGGAGTTGGGCAACGCTTCGGTCGGTTGTTAGGCGGTACGCCGGATGCTACGGAAGATTTGACGGAATCTATCTTGATGGGGAAATTACAGCAGTCGATGAAGATGTCCGACCCGCTATATCAGGCACAGATTAAAGCGACAGAGGCGTTAGGTACGCAACGAGATGCGGCGGCTACCCGGACAGTAACTAAACCCCCGTCGGTCGATCAACAACGGTGGGATATGTTATCGGATGAAGATAAGGCAACTGCGGCGAAGGTAATGAACAAACTAATGCCTCCGGCGGTGGCTGTTAAACCCCCCTCAGTTGACCAGCAGATGTGGGATGCTCTGTCACCGGAAGAACAACAGGGTGCGGCTAAGGTACACGGTGGTTTGACTGCGAAAGCCGATACTACGGCCAATATAGCCTCGCGGGAAAATATAGCGGCGAATAGTTTGGCGGCACAAAAAGCAAAACCGAATATCCTTACGGGAGGGGATGGCACGAAGTGGAGTCTTGATACGGCGACAGGGAAGGCTACAAAAATCGAGGATATTCCCGGAAAGCCGCAGAGCAATACGCAAACTTCTGCTCAGGATAAACTCGTAGCCGCTAAGATGGATATTCTTCTTCAAAAACAGGGTATGGCCTTAACGAATCCTGATAAAACGGATGGGGATGCTCAGTGGCTTAAATATCAAGCGGAGATCGACGAACTAAGTAAGTATTATGATAATGTGGGTAAGTCCTCTCCTTCGCCGTCCGCCCCTGCCGCTACTACACCAGCAACCCCTACCACCGCGACCGGGGGTACACCGGCACCGATGACGGGAGAAAAAGCCCCTATTTCCGTTCGTCCTGGTCTTTTTGAAGACCTTACGGGGGCACAAAACGCTATTAAGAGCGGGGCTGATCCTCAAGCCGTTTATAAGCGTCTTATGGAACACTATGCCGACCCGAACGACGTATCGACGATTAACCAGGCGTGGGGTATTCGTAGCGGGTCTTATTCAGGGGGAGAGCCTAAATTTTCGCCTCCTGTATCTGTGAATTTACAAAGTTCTGATCCCGTTAATCGAGGCGTTGTATTGTCGGTAGATGCACGACGAAACGGAGGAGAGGCAACCGTAGGACAGGATTGGAACGGGGGGCAGGGTGTTGTTTTACCTGTAGATGCGGCCAGAAGTGGATGGGAGAGTGGCCTAGCTAATGCGGGTAATTCATGGAGTAATTCAGGTGGTGGGGTCGCCGGAAAGAAGTATGAAGGATATGGCCCGGCTGGTGAACTAGGCGGCATTATCGGGGCGTTCCCGAAACATAATGAGGCTGGAGGTATAGTGGGTACGGGTGATCCTCTTGTTGATGCTTTTATTAGAACAGCGGAAGGTCAGGAAATGTTAAGGAATTCTGGTAAAAACCCACGAGGACGGCAGATTGACGATTTAATAAAAACAGAGGGTAAACGCAGATTAGAACAAATGCTGAAGGCCCGGTAATGCCTATAGATTTTTCGGACTTAATTAGTTCTGGTAAACCATCCGGTAATACGGCGGTGGCAGAAAGACCACTTTCGACCGGCAAGGGGTCTATAGATTTTTCAGATATACCGAAAGCAGCTAAAACCACACTGATAGATTTCTCGGATATTCCTAAAACTGTCACAAATTCTCTTGACAACGACCCGATAAAGCAGTCTAATGCGGTTATGGAAAAAACAGATATTGAACGTCTCAGTCAAGAGGCCAAAAACAATTTTAGTTTTGCCGCAAAAACGCTTGAACCAGCGATAAGAGAAGAAGTGTTGGCTGGATTTGAAAAGCCTAAAAATAGGTATAACCCTCGAACAGGGATATGGGAATCGGCATTGCCTTTTGAATTACTCCCACAGATAAAATCCCCTGGGCAAATCCGTACCAAAGCATTCCAAGCAGAAGAAGAATATCAGAATACTTTATCAAAAATTGTAGAAGATGGCTTGACCGGCAAGGAATACGATTCTGCTGTTAAAAAAGCCAGAATTTCATATTTGACAGGAAAAGGGGACCGGGCCATAGAGCCAGTACAGCAACTTGCCGAACAAAAGAGGATGGAAGCCGCACAAAAAGGCAGAGAAAAAGATTATGCAAATGAATGGGTTAGGGCGTGGGACAGAGGGTCAGCAAACGTATCATCGGCTGTTTTGCAATCTGTTGGTGATATATCTGGGTCTGATGATATAAAAAACTATGCGGCAGCATATTATAAGGCGATTTCAAGTCCAGAATTATCTCCCAGAGATAAGGGGGATTGGGTTGAAGTCGGCATAAACACGGTTGGCGAAACAATGCCTTATATGACTGCTACGGCCGCGGCTCACTTTGTTGCAGGCCCCGTCGGATCATTTTCTGTTGGGGCATTAGTTGAGGGCAATTCATCTTATCAGACAGCCAAAGCAAATAATGTTCCAGAAGGCCAAGCAAGATTGATAGGGTTCGCCGTAGGCGTTGCAAATGGGGTGATAGAGAATATAGGCGGGGGTGGCGGAAAGTACCTGAAAGGGGCTGTATCTCGTAAATTAGGCCAAAAGATAGCGTCTCAAGGCGGAACTATTACAAAGAGGGCATTAAAGAACGCTATTATCGAAGCCCTCGAAGAAGGTTCTCAGGAAATAATAACTATTTCAGGCGAACGGATATACCGGAATGTAAATTGGGAAGAAGAGACCGACAGGGTTGGAAAGAGTATGGCTGCTGGCGGATTGTTGGGCTTTGGGTTCTCGTTGTCCGGAGAAGTGCAAAATATAGGACAAAAACAAGAAGATCGGGTTTCGACTGGTACGGTACGGCAACAAGAGCAAACTCCAGCAGTTGTTGAAAAACCACAGCCTATCATAACTTCAATAAATCAGGATTCATCTGAACAGGTTAAGACTGAAATACCCGAAATACAGCCCATAAAGCCCGGTATGCCCATACCGTCGGAAACCCTACGGGCGGTACAGGGTTTAGGAGCGGACGTTACGGCGAGGGCTACGAAGCCTATATCGGAACAGGGGCAGCAGATAGTCGATAATTTAAGCAGGATACAGGCCGCCAAACCCTCAAAGTACGCCGACCAGACCGCCTACGACGCGGCGGTGGCTCGTATAGCGGCGAAAGAAACAGGCAGGACGGAAGACACGACAAAGAAGACCGCAAACGCGGAACGATCTTCGACAGTTCTGCCTCAACCGGGGGCGGGGACACCTGCCCCTGTTTTATACAAAGGAGACGCTTATCGGGTAGAAACAGGTTCGGAATCGCACCCAGAAGCAAAAACAGCCGCAGATGTTATCCGGTTTGAACAAGATGAGTTAGGCAATACTGACCTTAATGTATCCCCTGAAAAAATGGCGGAACTTGAAAAAAGACCCGCTACTGATATTGTTTGGGTAGTGCGAACAAAAGAATCCGCTGCCCGTTATGCTCAACAAAATCTTGGTGATGAGATTAAGCCGGAAGATTTGGAATCCGTTGACGATTATACGGCTGTAGTAGGTGGCGGTGAAATCATTTCTGAAATTGGCGAAGATGGTGTTTTAGTTTTGAAGTCCTCCCCCTCTTCCCCATCCTTGAAGCCGGGTACGCAGGGGGGCGAGGCGACACCTACCCCTGTTTTTACCCCAGGGGATATTATCACCGACGGGTTAGTAAATGGGAAAGTAATAGGGGAAGGCAGTATTAAATTTGGCAGAAAAAGATTGCCGGCGTATAAAATAGAGATTTTAAGCGGGGCAGAAAAGGGTAAGACTTCTTTAATGGTTAAGGCAGACGCTAAAGCCGTTCAATCACCAGAACAGGCAAAAGCCGAAGCCCTCGCCGCCATAAGAGAACAAGCCTCTAAGCCGGTATCGGAGCAGGAACGAAATCCGCAAATAAGGGTGGTTAATACGACCCCTTCCGATAAGCCCATCGACCCCAAGAAATTCTATGCCTATCAAGCTATTGACCCGGATAATAACGTAAATGGTTTCGTCGAAACCAAAGGCACTAAAGTCCTCTTACCCGGCTTTGAGAATATAGACGCTTTTAGTAATAAAGGTAAAGACGGTACTTGGTGCATAACCGAAGGCCGAACCGGATTAGCGTTCGGTAAGGGTAAGACCAAAAAAGCGGCGTTCGAGGAGGCTTTAGCGAGTCTAAAGGCGGTCGAATCGGGTACGGGCACTAAAGGGGGTAAAAAGTTTTCAATAGAGGGGGTTATTGCTGAGAAGATTAAGAAACAGGGTATCTCGCCGCGGTACGGCGGGAAGGTAGTGGTACAGGCAGAGACTAAGGCCGAAGAGAAACCTGTTCCAGTAGAAGAACCTACCCAAGAAGAACAGGTGCTTCCCGAACGCACCCCCGCCGAGACTCTCCAGCGAGCTAAAGAGGATGCCGCCGGCCAGAGCCAGGTGGACTTCGTTAATAAAGTCGAGGTGGATAAAAATAAAGTAATGTGGGGCGATGAGGTACTGCACGAATATCGTGAGGGGTATTACCCTACTACGAAAGACCTCGAAATACTTCACGACGTTTTGAAACAACGGATTAAGGCGGACGCGGCGGCGAGTAAGGATAAGACGGGGGATTTGTTCGGACAGAAGCCGACATCATCTAAGAACACCCTCGTAACCGACGAAGCCAAAAACGCCGCCTTAGCCCGGCAGGAAGCCCGTGCCGCTGAACAACGTCGCCCCGGTAAAAAGGGCGGTTTTATAACGGTCTTTACGCTCGACGACATAAAAGATGCTACGCAGATAATGGGTTGGCACGTCGAGAAGGGTATTCGTACCGCCGTTGATTTTACTAAGAAAGCCGTCGAGTTATTCGGTGAGAACATTCGACCGCATCTAAAGAGTATCTGGGAAACCCTAAAAGCGGACGGGTTAGTAACGGGGGATTATACGGACGAAACGACCCCTACGCCTCCGGTACGACCGATAGCTAAACCGCCAATTACCCCGCCGACTATCGAGGTCGCCGCTGCACCCGCCGGAGAACAGGTCGTACATGGAGTAGCACAGAACGCCGAGACCGCCGCGATAGAAAAAGGAATTATCGCCGGTAAAGGTGGTTTAGGTGTACTCCCGACGCACGACGTTAAAAATATGGAGGCCGCACAAAACGTCGTAGGGGAAGTTTTTAAGGCTGATCCCGCCCGCGTTATGCGAATAGCGATGGGTGAAGAAGCCGCCCCTCCGGGAATAGTGTCTGCTATAGACTATTTTACTTTTGTGCGAAATGATGCCGAAGCCAAAGCCGATGGTGCTTTAATAGTAAAACTGATTAACTCTCCCGTCGCTAAGGAAATGGCGTTAGAGGCCGGTCGTGCTGTTAAGTCGTATGATACGGGGGATCGCTCTGGTATTAGTGCTACGGACGCAATCAAAGACGTGGACGCGACTGTGAAGGGTGCTGACTTACGACGACAAGGCCGTAAGACCGATGCCGACTACCTGGGTGAACTTGCCGCTAAAGAGAAGGCTATAAAAGAGTTAGAGGTTGAAAACCTGATACAAAAAAAACTCTTGGCACAAAAAGCCGCTAAAGCCCCTCGGACTCCCGCCGTTAAAATGGAGTACGGTCGCTCTAATAAAATTATATCGCAAGAACGACATATTCAGAACAGGGCTAAACTTCGGTCGTTATTGGATGGTTCTCAATTACGGTCAGGTTTAGACCCTCGTATTCTTGAAATAGGTATCGAAGAAGGGCTTTATCACGCTGAGGCGTTAGGCCGTCGTGGTGCCTCGATGTTCGCTGAATTATCCGCTAAATTGAAAGAGGACTTCGGGGATAAAATAACGCCGTACCTTAAACATATTTACGATGGTGTGACGGAAAAACAACGCTCTAATATACTCGATAAGATAAAAGAAAGCATTTTACCGGAGGGTATCAATAAGAAGTTCTTCCGGGACGCGGTAGCTGAATTAACGAAACAGCATATTAACGAGGGTATCCACGGTCGAGAAAAACTCATCGACGCGGTTCACGCTGATATAAAGGAACTGTTGCCGGGCTTCACCCGCGAACAGACGTATGACGCTGTATCCCGCTACGGTGAGTTTTCAGCACCGAGTAAGGATGAAGTAGAGGTAGAATACCGCCGTGTCCGGGGTGAGTCTTTACAATTAAGCAAATTACAGGATATGGCAAAAGGCAATGCCCCCGCTGCTACGGGTCAGGGTCGGCAGGCACCGAGCGATGAACAACGTCGTCTTACGAAACTTGTAAACGAGGCTAAGAAAAAAGGCGGATTTGTAGTCGTCGATCCGGCCAGACAGTTAAAATCGGCGTTAGCTACAAAAGAGACTCGCTTAACGAATCGTATAGCGGACGTTCGGGCCGAAATAGCTTCCGGTCAGCGTCTTATTAAAGACAAGACCGTTTCCCCCGATAACGCCCGGACGATAGAATTACAAAAAGAACTCGATGGTTTATTGGCCGAGCATAAGGCGATTTTCGGGGATAGAAAGCTAACGGACGAACAAAAACTTCAAATAGCCGAGAAAGCCACCCAACGCTCTATAGACGAACTTGACCGTCGTATTAAAGAGGGCGACTTAATGTCCGATACTAAGGCCGCCGGTCCCACCTCGACGAAGCTAACCACTCTTAAAGCCCGGCAGGAAACCCTCCGGTCAGAATTAAAGGCTTTACGGGAAGCCGACCCCGTGTATGTGGCCGAGATGAACCGCCGGTCGGATGCGGCCTACGAGAAATCCCTTGTTAAGAAATTAGCCGACCTGGAAGCGATTCGAGCTAAAGGAGAATTTCGTACCGATACACCAACCCGCCGCGTGCGTAAGCTAACCGCTGAGGCACAGACTATTAAGAGCGTCATAGCCTCCCGTAAGAGCCTCAACAAAGAGGAGGTGGGTATTACGGCGGAACAGGCCGACCGTATCGCGGTGTTGGCTAAGGATGCGGTGGACGCTAAGGTGGCTATGGAAGCGGCTCCTCGCCGTAAGGGTAACGGGCCGGACACACCCGAAGAAGTTGCTTACGGTAATGCCGCGGTCGCTTATCAGGATTATGTAGATAAATTGAAACACGACGCGAATAAGAAAACGTGGGCTGACTTTAGACAGACTCCTATTCGTTCTACGCTAAAGGCCGTCTTAAATACGGCGAATATATCGAAAGCCTTAAAAGGTGCGTGGGATGATAGTTTTATTTTACGACAAGGTGTTCGGACTATCTATACGTCGGATATTCCTGACCTGATAACCGCTTTACCGAGGTATCTTACGGGTAAGGGAGATAATCGACCTCGGTTTATAGCATCCCACACCTTTGTAAAATCTTTGGATGTTATCTTGGGTACGTTTGGCGGCGAGGATGTTGTAAATGCTATGAAAGCCCATCAAATATCCGACCCGATGTACGACATTATCAAAAAGACAAAAACTGATATTGCCTCGATAGAAGAGGCACATCCCGCCGATATGAAATGGATTGACCGTATTCCAGGGGTGGGGAAAATCTATAGAGCCAGCGAACACGCTTATACTTTATCTTCTTATTATATGCGTTTTGAGTTAGCTAAATTACATATACAAATAGCTCAAGCATCCGGCGTGGATTTCAAAGGAGAAGAGGGTACAAGACAACTCGAAGCTATCGGAAAAATGATAAATTCTTTGACGGCCAGAGGGAAAATAGGAAAACAGAATAACGCGCCCGGATGGGTGAACGCAGTTATCTGGTCGCCGAAGATGTTAAAGGGAAGTATCGACGTACTGACAGGCCACGCTTTTGATAGCAGTATGGACGGCACTTATGCCAAACAAGCAGCCGGGCGAAATTTATTAAAAGTTATAGCTGTACAAGCCCTTATTTTAGCGATAGCGAAAGCAATAGACCCGGATAGTGTAGAAATCGACCCGCGTAGTTCGGATTTTGGTAAAATACGAGTAGGAGATACTCGATTCGACATCAGTGGGGGTATGGATAGTTTGATTGTTTTGGCAATGAGGCTTTCTTTGGCGTTAGCTGAACCGTGGACAGATGTTCCGGCTTTTAAGAGTTCAGCATCCGGTGAAACCCATTTCCTTACTAAAGGAGATTACCGAGAACAAGGGGCTTTGTCGGTGGTGTGGGATTTTCTTACCAATAAAACATCACCTTTTGCCGGCGTAATAGTCAACCATCTAAGGGGTGAAGATCGTCAGGGCAACAAACTTACGGTATTAGGCGATTTACGGGATTTGTTTGCCCCGATGCCCGCTACGACAGCACAAGAATTATTATCTAATCCCAATTCCGCTAACGTCTTTGTAGCTATGATTCTGGACGAATTAGGTTCTTCAACGAATACCTATCCCGATTCGGCTTATTCTAAAGTGAAAAAATTTATAGAAGACTCGTCCCAAAGTCTTTATAAAAAATCAGCGGCGGATTTAACACCACAGGAATACAGCACTATCGTTGACAGTCCTGGGTATAAAGCGATAGAGATAGAGTATAAACAAACCCGCAGACAAGGTCCGGCACGGTTCCAGCAGTCTGCCGAGGTGTACGAAGCGGGTAAAAAACTCTACGACGGTCTGCCGGACGATACCCGTAAAAGTCTTTGGGATAGGGGTATTACAACTATCGGTATAGATAATAAGGTGAACGGTCAGCCCCTCTCGGATAAACGCTTTCAAGAGTACGCCGATACGGTCGCTGTTATTCTTCAAAGCCACGCGAAGGACATCATAAGCCAGACCGATAAGGACTTGCCGGAATATATCAGCTACTTGAAAGAGGTAGCTCGGATGGACGACCGGGAGTTGAGTATAGCGTTATATAAAAAAGTAAAGGGCGGTGTCAAGCCCGACCAGGCAGCACATCTTCGGATACTAACCGAAGAACGGGATAGACGTAGTAAATTAAAGAAATAGCTTGATTTAGGGCAACAAAAAAAGTAATCTAACTTAGAGAACAAGAGGTCAACTATGAACGAAAATGGCAATAAAGAAGTAAAAAATAGCGTGAGTATTTTCCTCAAGATTATATCCTCTATTTCAGTTAGCGGACTTGTCCTTGTTGGTATGGCATGGGGGCAGGTATCCCGACAAGTTGACATAAATACAACAAGGCTCATCTCACTGGAAAACAAGGTGGCGACGCTGGAAAGAGGCTATGAACGTATTGATGAACGGCTGATAGGTATGCAGAAAAGCAACGAGGAAGGCCACAGGCGGATTGAAGAAGCGATAGCCAAATTGTTAAATAAACCATAGGAGAGCATTATGAAAGATTTTATGAATTTAGTGTCAAAGAAATTTGGTGCGATATTGGCCGTTGAGGGTTTTCTTTTAACAATGGCAATAAAACAATCAGAACAGGCTATGGAGTATTCGTATATGGCCTGCGTTATGGCCGTGATTTACTGTGTTATGGAGATGATTGACAAGCGGCTTAATAAGGGGACTGACAATGGAGAACGAATTACTGACGTTAAAAATAATAACGAGAAACCGGCTTGAGGCCGAACTTGACGAGAAGCGTGTTGAGGTTGAAGAATTGGAACGCGAACTGGATAAGATAAACAAAGAATTGGGAGTGCAGGAATGACACGACTGCTTTTGATGTTGCTACTTTGCGGGGTTTGTTTCCCTGCCGCTATCGGCCCTCTTGACGATTATAGGGGTCATTTTAAGGCATATTTTTATCCTTATCACGGAGCAACACTGGGATACAGATTGCTTTATCCATACGATTACGATTCGTCCAATAAGTATCCCCTAATAGTACAAATGCCTGGTGCATCTGGCGTATCAGCAGATTTAGATAATACTCAACAAGTAACATCGGGCGGATTCCATAATAGGTGGCTTGATGCTGACAATAATTATACGGCTTTTGCACAGACATATCCGGCGTTTGTTCTTGCTCCAGAACCGACGACACAGTCGCCGTATCCCGACAATTCTTCAAGTTATCTCGGATATTGCGGAGATAATTCAGACAATGCACACAATGTACCCGAAGTGCGGAAACTTTCGGGATTGGTAACGTATGGACCATCTTAGTAGCCGCGTGCCGTATGCGGGAGATAAAGCGGCAGAAATGAGAGTTTTAAAATGGCGCAGGAAAATGCTCACTATAAACAGTTTAAGCCGGAAATCGTTCCTGGAATTGGAATTATGCGTGATATGGGCACAACTGTCCCATCAGATGGCACTGCGGGTTACGGGATTGGGTGCCTGTTTCAGCACACCGATGGCGGGGATGGAACGGCACTGTATGTAAACGAAGGAACGCTGGCGTCGTGTAACTTTAATGCGATCACGGTGGCGTAGAATTTCAAAACTCAGTCCCCCGCATCTTCGGGTGCGGGGGCTTTTATGGAGACTCTTATTATGCGTTACCTACTTACGGCGGTTTTGGTTTTGGCGATGGCGGGGATTGGGTTTGCAAGCGTATTTGGCGGTAGTGGAAGTGTGTTTGGGGGCGGTTATCCTGCCAGCGTGACGGCGGTGGAAAACTCAAACGCTGTTTATATCAATGACTCTCGAAATCCCGAAACAGCTTATGATGCTTTAATTGCCAGAACCGACATGGGTACGTTGTCGGCAACGAACCGGCGTACTTTGGTTCTTATGCCGGGGACTTATACTTTGACAGGCACATGGGAATTGGATACCGATTATGTTGATGTTGTCTCTTTATCCGGAAATCCCAAAGATACTGTGGTTTATACTAATGCCACTTCGGTTAATGCTGTCGAACTTACTTGCAGAGATACTCAAATAAGGGGGTTTACTATTCGGGCAGGAACAGCGGCAGGTTTTGGGTTGTATGTTAATAATACTCTGTCGTTTACAGGCTGTACATCTGCGACAACGGTTGTAACTAAAGCTGGTATAGGCACAAATGCCGCAAATGCCGATTATGTCCGATTTAAGTTCGACAAAGACATGACGCCTAATACCATAAGAAAAAGCAGAAAAATCTCTTGTGATAAGTTGTTTGTAGCTGGCGATGGAACATCAGGCACATGGTATAACATCCTATCATCTAAAACAGACGGAAGTGCGGTAACTGTTGATGGCACAGTGGGTACTCATACAGGGTTATTTTGTGAGCTTGTGCCAATGCAAACTTATTTTGAAAATATGATATTTAGAGGAAATGCTGATGATTTATCATATCCTTCTGGAACAGATACTCAGGCGGGAGTTATAGCGGCGTACCATCTTGGCGGCGTTTGGATAAACTGTGTGAGTGGGCATGGAAGTTGGAGAGTTAATAAGGTTACTTCTGGACTTGGGCTTACGTCAGTTGCTGATAGTGGCGGCTATGCACAATTTACAACGGACAGTCCACACAAACTTGCTGTTGGAAATACCGTATGGTTTGCGGATTGTGGCAGTTATAGCGGCTATACAGGAGCTACCCGAAAATGGGTTACAGCCGTTGCGGCATCTACCTTTACTATAAATACAGATTATGCAGCAGTTGATGTCAGTGCGGGCACTTATATACAATTAGATTCTGATACCATAGGTATATTTATCAACTGCCAATCTGGAAGCTATGCTCTTGGCGGTGACAAGGCGAGATTCGTGGATGGTTATTGGGAAAAGTGTTCTGCGGGAGAAATGTCCTTTGGAGGATGTTCAGCCATAGGCTCTCCAATATCCGGCGATATGATTGATTGTACCGCTGGAAATAGAAGTTTTGCTGTGAGTAGCACCATATCTGGCTATCTAAAAAATTGTTCTGGTGGAGGCTGCTGTTTTTCTGGGCTGGCACAAGCTAATAATAATGCTTCTATTACGGGGGTTTTAGAGGATTGCGTATCAAGCGGCCTTTATGGCACAAGCACCAGCTTTGCTTTTTCTGGTTTTCCGGGTTCTGGAAAAACAATATCCGGTCGATTGGTAAGATGTAGAAACACAAAAGTTCAGTCAACTTTTGATGGTGGAAATTCTGGAGCTGGGGCCTGGGCGACCTTTTCTGGGACGGTTATAGATTGTGCAGGGTATTCGCCCAAAGAAGTAACTGATGCGACAACAGTAAGAGAATTTGATAACGGCCTGACGTATATAAATACTGGAGATACTGACTCACTTACCTTTACATTGTGTGCGGCGTATCCAGGCCTTGGGTACACATTTATAGATACAGAGGGCGATGCCACGGAAGACGTTATAGTTAATCCAACAGATACGGATATTATAATACTTGACGGAGTGGCTTTGTCTGCCGGTGATAGTATTATTGCTGATAATGATGAAGCATCGGATTCTCCAACTGAGATAGTACAGTTGACTTGCTATAAAGCTGGTACATGGGTTGCGAAAACATTAGCTGGAACATGGGATGACAATAATTAAAATCCACCCCCTTCGGTTCGGGCGGTTCAATTTTTGGAAACTAACTTTATAAAGGAAAATAAGCATGAAAACAAGACTCGGTAAAATCACCCTCGTAAACCTGTCGGCTTTAATCCTTGTCTGCGTAGCTATCTGGATAGTATCTTGTCTAACGCTACCTGCTTTGGCTGCGGGCGAGACCTACCCCGCCCGGACGTTTATCTTGCCTTACGCCGGCGAGACGGCTAAAACCATCGTCCTGGAAGACCGGGATAATGGGAACGCTATTAACGGTACTTTAGGTACGTCCACAGCCGCTACGACGTGGGACGCAGCGGAAATCGCCGGGACACAGCACGCGATTACTAATGATTGGGTTTTTTCTATCCCGGCACACAGTATCCATCGGATTATCCTAAAGAGGTACGATGTCGCCCCGGCATCTATCGACAAAACCACGGTATCGGGGATAAGCCCCCTGTTGTATAACCCGAAGTCGGGCCTGGCTTATACCGACACGAATCCGATTATGGATAATATGGTGAATACGACGGGCGTGAACTAAACATTTCATCACCCCTCCTCCGAAGCCAGGTCGCACTCGCGGCCTGGTTTTATTTTTATTTACTAAAGTTCACCGATGCCCTCCAACGGCCCTTCCGGTAAAGCTGCCCTACCGATAACCCCTTCGATACCCCCGAAGAAATTACCAAAGCCGGCGTTGATAGCCTCTATCTGCTTGGCTCTACAGGACCAGACTCTCTCAAAAGCCCGACGTTCGGCAGCGAGGTCGTCTTCCATACGTTTCACAGCATCGAGAACCGAGGTAATCCGCAGTTGGGTATCTTTGCTGGTCATATAACCATATAGGAGATCTTTAAGACTGTCTTGATTGGCCGACACGACCCGCTGTTTATTCGCTTCGATAATTCCCTGTCGTATAGCCATCGTTAGGGCTACTGTCGATTTGAGGTCTGTAACCCAGACGTTTTCGTACAAGCCGAACCGCATACCGGCAGCGGTGAAGTCATCCGGTAAGGATACTGTCATAATTACGGCGATATTGGCATTAGCGGCCATCTGGTCAGTCTTGACTTTTTCCAACCATTTCTTAGAAAATTCTTTAGTGTTTTTACTCTCCCACAGGATACGACCACAATTTTTCCCAGTGGCGTTACGGACTACTTGGACAATATCCCCGCCCCGCTGACCCTTAGCTACCTCTTCAAATAAATCGAACGGAAATGACCTGGATAGTGTTTCTATAAGGATGTCCTCTTGTGCTTCCCCGCTGGCCTCTTGAGAGCCGGTTTCAGCCTTACGTTTAAGGGCTTCGATTTGCTCGGTCATTTGAGCTAAAAGAGAATCCTTCTCCCGTAGTTTAAGGGCGGCCCCCTCCTCGGCTAACCGGGCGGCCTCTTGACGGATAGCGGCACGTTCGGTATCAAGCCGGCGGGCAGCTTCCAGTTCGGCGGCAGCGGCTTTGTCGGCGGCCTCACGAGCCTGACGGCGGAGATCGAGTTCAGCTTTTCTCAAAGTTTCCACTAAAGCGTCTTTAACCGCATTGTCGGCCATAAGAAACGCAGTAGTAGCGGCTTGTTCCTGTTGGAGTCGAGAGCGTTCCTGCTCGACGATAGCGGCTCGTTCGGCAGTAAGTCGGACAATTACCCCCGCCTCCACTCTTTCACAATACTCCCGCTTTTCGGTATCGAGAGCAACCTTAGCAGATTCCACTTCTCGTAGCCGTTGTTGGACAGTATCGTTTTGCTGTTTTACTAAAAGGTCGTACTGGCCTTTTATTTTAGTTTCAATCTGCCCTGTCAGGGCTTCGGTTAGCGGTATAACCGTACCGCACGACGGGCATTTCACAGTATTAGTTTCCATAATTTCTCCGTTAAAGATTAAAGGTTATTCTCCGCCCCGTATAGGGCTAAACCCAGACTATCGTTAATGTCTTCAAAGTCCCCTGGATTTATGCGGTTCCCGGAGTATTGTGATAAAACTTCATAACATTCAGGGTACTTCGTTGAGGTCAGCTTTTTATATGGTAGGTTAAGGTGCGTTAAAATTCGATGGTGGTGTACTGGTTTTTTTACGCCCTTTTTCCACGTCATAGGCTGTAATAGATAAATACGTTCGGCCATACAGCCAAATACCCCCATTAAAACGCCGGTAATCTGTCCTGTGTGGTGGATGTCTTGAGGACTTACCTTACGATGATTTTCTTCTCTCTCGCGTCTGGCCCGTTCCATTGACTGGCTCTCAGCGATAAGGACTATTGGGCGGTTCTGATACTGTTCGTTCTTCACTAAGAACGCCAGTACGTCGTCAGCCAACAACCCGGCCACTTTTACCGCGTCAGCTACCGCCCCGTCGCCGGTACGCTTAGACTTATTACGACGAAGAAAGATAGCGAGAGGTATTTTATCGCAGGTCAGGAGAGCACAATTTAGAGTACGCAAATCTGGATCACAACCTAAATAAAGGCAGTTATTCATAGGGTTCCTTTATATCGTAAAAATTCTTTAGCTATATAGTTAGAGTATGCCGGAGGTATGGCTTGTGATAACTCCTTGCCGGACATCCACTGTATGCCCATAGCGTCTCGGCGGTCTTGCGTCCCGAACATCTGTAGTCCGTCTCGATTACTGCTGCCGCCAGAGTTACCATACACTCCTATCGTGGCGGGAAATTGTTTATGCGGCGTTATCAGATTTCCGTTCTCGTCTTTATGATACCGCCGCCCCGGATGCTGTTCACCGCCGTACACGCCGATTACAGAGCCTTTGTTGTGCCTGCACTCTGGCTGACGGACAAAGAAGCTACACTCAAACAGGCGGTGTCTGCGAAGCTGTGAGCCGTGTTTTGTTTGAAGCCTAAACATCGAACCGCAGAGCATGACCGGATTGACCAGTGGTGCTCCGACGACGTTCTCTATACAATAAGGTTTGCCTGACCTCTTAAGCATCTCTCGTACCGGCCCTACGAGGTCGGGATGAGATTCTACCTGTTTATCGCCCCATCGTTTCGTCATAGCGGAATATCGCATACACGGAGGACTGGCCCAGATAAAATCGAACATAGCAAAAATAAGGAGATTTTGTGTCATTACATCGGCTTGTATAAATGGATAAGGGTAGTTCGGCTGCGGGTTAATGTCGATGCCTATAACATCAAAACCTGCGCCCACTAATCCCCGGCTAACGCCACCGGCTCCGCAAAATAAGTCGAGGGCTATCACGCTACTGCTCTACTTTCTTTTCTACTACGCCTTTAATAGTATTATTCGACCCGCACCGAGGGCATTTTTCCTTACCTTCTTTATTACCGACGTACCACATATTCTGACAAGTAAGACAGTAACAAGAATAATAGACCGTCGTGGAGAGGACGGTATGAGGCGGTAAGGTCACGGTTTTTTCTCGTCCGGCTCCCACACCACTAACTTATCGCCTTCCCATAATGACTTCGCCGATTTATCCCATCTATACATCGCTGCTGTTTCCGCCCCGGCTTTTACGTCAGGCGTTAATTCAGCCATCGCCTCTATCATTATCCCTTCAATAGCTCTGGCCCTTTGGCCTAATAAGCCATCATCCGGGCTTTCCCATAGGATTTCGTCGTGGATAAACGCTATTACCATTACGCCGTACAACAAACTACCCGGCTCGGCTAACCACGTCGCTTTTTGGACGCGGTACAGGGCTTCTAACGCCCCCTCCGCCGAGAACGACTGTAATCCCATACCGTTAGCACACTCGCAAAAACTACACTTCGGACGGTGCATACCCCTCGGTGTGTCGTAATAGTAGAAGACTCGTTTTTGAGTCTTGCCGTCATCATCGAGATATGTTTCTACGCTGTGGTGCGGGTCTATCTGTTTCCCGATGTAATCAAGGTACTGTTTCATCTCCGGGTAGGTTTCTAACCAGAGTTCTTTAAGCTGCTTGGCCGTCTCTAACGTCAAATGCAAACCATAGGTAGCTTTAGCGTAGGCTATGAAAGTAGCCGCACCTAAGCCGCCAGGATAGCCTAATCCGGTCGGTTTAGCCATCGTGCGGTAATGCTTAAAGAAATCTGCCCAAGTGACGGGTTTATCGGCGGGGTGGTCGGGGTGTTCGTGGCGATAGACGGCACAAAAAGCCGGGAGGAACTGCTCGCACGACTCTATCAGATTCTTAGTTTGGTTGAAAAAGTCGTACCGTTCGTCGGCGGTCCGGGCGTTCGGGGCTAATAAAGCGAATTGGTTATCCATATTAAAAGCGATTTGTGCGGCCAGATAAGCGTGTACGTCGATACCTGCGTTAATCTTATTAGCTAATTCGCTGTATCCGAATAACTGTAAGCACTTTTGAGCTAAAGTGCCTAATTCCATACCGCTATAGTCCGTCGAACAAATTACATTACCCTCTCGCGGGATAGTACACGGACGGACGCGGGGATCAACATTTTGGTCGTTTCGGGACGGGTATAACTTACCAGCGTAGGAACTGCTGCGGCCCGTCATAACTAACGGGTTATACGCCCCCCTGATTATCTTGGCCGGTTCGCTTACACCCGTAAGGGGGTCGGTATAGTACATCTTCGGTAAATAGTCCGTAACGATTTTCTTGACCTTATTACGGTCGTCAAGTATTGACAAGAGAGGGTCGAGGGCGGCGAAGTTAGCCATCCACTCTACCCCTACGGTCAGAGTGATGTCGTCCGGTAGGTCGGGGCTATCTTGAAGTATTGACAGCTTAAACGCTCCGTCGCTAATAGCAAGGTCGTACACACCTTCTTGCTTTAATTTACTGATACACGCATCCGCCGGCCATGCCTTAAACAAATCGGGTTGTGTCCTGGCTAAATTCCAAATATATCGGAACAGAGGTCGCCGCGGGCTTTTCTCAGCTTCGGCTGCTTTCATCTTCGGCGGACACGAACATCCGCCCTTTTTACGGTTAGTACATCCCTCTTTATGTTCGACCGCTCCGTTAGCGTAAGGCATCGGTGAGACTTCCGGCAATAAAAGTCCGGCAGCGATAAGAGGGTCGCGTAAAGACGGCTTCATATACTCTTTAGTGAAGAACTCGGACACTTCTTTAACCTTATCGCCGTCCAACAGTGAGCCAACGCACTCTATTAGTCTTAATCCCCACGCCACCCGCGTTCTAAAAGCCTCAGTAGCGAAGGGGTCGTAACCTGTTTCTTCAATACACTTCTGGCGTTCTTGTTCTTGTTTCCAAAATATCTGACCGCAATTTACCGCGTCATCGATAGCGTAGGATATAAACTCCTTTCGCCACTGATTCAGGGGTACGTTCTTATAGATATTATAATTCAGCCGGGGAGAGTCGTCGTCGTCCTTTAAGTCGCTGCGGTCGATATTAAGATACTTCCGTTCGAGGTCTTTTTGAGCGTACCCTATACGCATCATAGCCCCATTGACTTCGAGCATCTCTAAGTTACCGTGTCGGGTGATATTAAGGAGTTTTTCCCGCAAGAGGGTATCGTGGATTAGACCGGCATCGTAAGCATCGAAAATCGTCTGTAGAAGGTGAGGATACTTCCAAAGCAGTACGGACATATCGAAACTGCCATTATGCAGTATTAAGTGCGTTCCGTCGGTAATGTTCTTTACGAAACCCTTGTCAATAGCTTCCTCCCATGGTACGACTATAGAACCTTTAGTCTCACCTGCTACAGCGGATTGAAAACAAATTAGTTCCGGTACGGGGTTGTGGTAGTCTATTCGGACGGTTTCGGTATCTATAGCGAGGTACTGTGGCATTATTTATCCAACCATCCTTCCTTATCTATTATTTTCCATATCTTCTGATTAGTTTGGTCGATGGTAAGGTTACTGTTATCCACCACCGCGTCGAACACGCTCGGACGACCCACTTCCGCTATCTCATAACCATCTAACTCTGTTTCGCTGCTATGCCCGTCGTCGGGGTGGGGGTTTCTTGTGAGGCGTATTATTCGACCGCCTAACGCCCTAACAGCGTCAACCTCGTTCATAAACCGAACATCGCTGACGAGGATGTATTTAAGGAACTTCTGCGAAGCAGCGGTTTGTTGTATCCGGTTCTTCCAAGCGTTTATCCATGTTTCAGACCAGATACCCCGCATAATTTCCGTACCGAAGAACTGTAGCATCGCACGAACGGTTATATTTACATTAGATAAAAAGAAGTCTTTATGGTCTTCTGCCCACGCTATCGACGACACGCCCTTCGGCACCGTACCCGCCGGTACGAAACACTGTACTACGACGATTTTCAAGGCATCAGCGAAATTTACTACGGCGTAGTCCGACATCAGTTGCTTCTTTAAGAAGTCGATTACGGTGGACTTACCTGCCTGTTTTTTACCGCTTAAGGATAGGAAGATCATTTTTCCTCCGTCTGATATTCTTTACAATTTCTGGCTAATACCCTTAACAAATCCCGGTGGGCTTTCTTTTTATCCGAGAATTTAGACGCTAAGGCCGAAAAGACACCGGATAGGTCGGCCATACATTTTTGGTACGTTAAGCAGTATTTACAAGATTTCATAGTGGTTCTCCCTAAAAAGTCCATCCTAAACAATCTGTCACAAAATATCAAGTTCTTTTTCGGATATTTTTTAATTTTTTATCCCCTCGTTGGCTTTTGCCTGTAAAGTATCCAGTTCATCGCAGAAATACATCACTTTTATTATGGGGTGGTGGAACCAAGCGTTTGCCATAGATTCACCCCGAAGAGTGTATTCTCCTTTAGCGTCGTCAAACTCTTTAAGCCCATATACGCCCATGTGATAGCGAATCATCATTTCTTCCAATTCGGTAAGAACGATGTGTTTCTTTATCCGTTCGATAGATAGTACGGCATGGCCTTTAGGTTGTGTCTTATTATAGGCATAAGGCTTTTCTGTACCTATATACGCCCCAACCTTACAAACATCGTGTAACAGGGCGGCTATAACTATAGACTCCCACGGACATTCAAGCCGTAGTAGCTTATTAAACTCAATTAACAAGTCATACACACCAAGAGAGTGAGCCGCTAATCCACCGGAGTAACATCCGTGGAATTTAGTGCTTGCGGGGCCGGTATAAAAGCCGCTGGTATCGAGGTAAGCCAAAAGATTTTCTATACCTGGACGTTTGGTTTCACATAAAAGCGTTTCTATCTGTGTTTGTTGGTCTTGTACGCTGATGTTCATAAGTTCTCCTGTTCCTTAATAAAACTATCACATATTGTTTCTAATCTACGGTAGGCTAAATCGACCTGCGTTTGCCTTATATCTATACCTATAAAATTACGCCTATTTTTTAAGGCTACCGCCGCCGTTGTTCCGCTACCAGAAAACGGGTCGCATACAATCCCGCACGGCTTACAAAAACTCTTAATGAAAAATTCGACTAATTTTTCCGCAAAAGGAGCTTCGTTTTCGTGAGCTAAATTGTGCCCCATTAAACCACCGCCCACCTTACAGTGAATAACGTTACCTGGATTGGCTTTAACAGGGGACACATAGCTCTGTTTCTCGCGAGAACCGTTAGGACGACGAGGAGTTCCTACTTTCGTACAAATAATATGCGAAGGTCTATAAGACTTACCGCGAGAACCGTCTTGTTTCCTTTCGGCTTTTTTTCGTTCCGAAGTCCCACCCCACTGATTTACTCTGGCTCCGTTACTTAAACGATACGACATCTCTCCGCCCGGTGCCCTTTTTGGAGGATGCCCCATAGTCGTATTATCCGACCACGGCAGTTTTCCTCCCTTAGAGCCACAAATAATAAATTCATAATCATTTCGTAGCCAATCAGGACCGCCATTTCCGGGTATCCCATTTCGTTGATATATGGGGGGCTTACGAAGATGAACACCGGCTCGGTGTAGGTCGGCAGCAAAAAGCAAAGGTGTCGCGGTATATCGGTAATTCTTAGTTCTTCCTTCTACAACCCAACAGACCATCCCTTTAGTAACCCTTAAACATTCCAAAAACCCTACAACAGCCCAATCTACCCATTCCTGTTCTTTTAATTTGAAATTTATTCCATAGGTTCGGGCTGCCTCATAAGGGGGTGAACAAAAAACCATATCTACACAATCATCCGGCCACTGTTGCATCACAGCTAAACAGTCCCCTAACTGTATGGTGTTTATAACGTCGTAAAAGTCCACTTAGCCTTCCTGTTCCTTAAATTTGTCTTCTAATAATTTAACGCTGGCTACCGTACTTTCGGTAGGGTCAGCCCCCCACTGTTTCAAGACCGCGTAGGGTATGATTTTAGGTCTGAAATCCCAATCCGCTATCATAAGTTTTTGTGTTCCGGTCGTTTGGTGGACGTATGCTGCATCATTAAGACACGCCGCCAGTAAGACCCAATCGAACTCCGAACAAAAGCTGCCCCATACCCTTACTTCATCATCTGGCTGCCCTGGGCGATGCAAGCGGCCTACCGACTGTTCCATTAACTTAGCTTGACGTTCCCACTGACAGTAAAACATCCGGCTATGTATTTTTTGTATGTTAAGCCCTTCATTAAAGGCGTTATATGTCGCTAAAGCGAAATGGTCTTTCTTGGTTTCGTCTGTTAGCCTTGCCAACCCCTCGCTGCCGGCGGGACAATGCAAATATGGTAATCCCGCCTCTTTGAACGCCTCTGCTAACCATATTCCCACACCTTGATTGTCGTACCATAATAACGCCCCCCGCGTAGGGTCTTCTTTATGCAGGTGTTTAGCCCACTCGACTATTTTCTTAATACGGAAATCACACACCCGCACAAACGTACCGACACGCTCTACCCGCCCCTCGAAATCAGCGTCCCTTACAGCCGTCCACGCCTGATACAGAGTACCCCCGACATTCTTAGCCCCGTTCCGGTACATATCGTTGCCTATAAGCATAGGCGTATCGAGGCCTGTTTTGGCTCGGCTGGTTATCCACTTCCTTAACTGCCGGGAATACTCCTGGTGCTGTTTATGATGAAATAATGACCGGCTGAATAAATCTTCGGCCTCGGTGGTAGATATGCCTCGCCGTTTTGATATTCTATCTATTGACGGCCACGATAGATCGTTATACCCCCCGATACCCTCTAACTCGTACCTATACCGCCAAATGTGCATCGCGTGTTCAAGTTCATCACCGTTCGGAGCTACCCATAGATTTACCAAGTTATCGACTAATTCTTTAAGACGATCCCACCCCGGTCGGGACGTTTTTTCATCGTCGGAAATCACTAAATTAGATACCCGTAGCGACGTACCTAATAAATCACCTTTAGACGCTATAACACCGGGGGTTGTGTGCATACGCCTCTTGAAAGCCTCCCGAACACCTACGAGGTCTTTAGTAACCCTCTCTTTCGAGAAGTGTTTGTTGTTCCACGATACCAGTTTGTTTATATCACCGGCTTGTGGGGCTTGTCCAGGCTCGAACTGGTCTAACGTAGCGGCGTTGCTGTCAATAATTTTAGCCCATTCCTCGCTTAACATCGCCGGACGGGGCAGGAAACATCGCTCTTGAAGGGAGTGTACCGCCGCGAAGTGATAGTCTTTCGGGGATTTTTGTGTCATCGTACCGGATAAGCACACTAACGACGGGGAGTATATTTTAACAGTTTCCCGAAAACGTCGTCCTCTAGCAGATACTTGAGATAAGACGCGATGAATCTCGTCACAAATAATCATATCGGGTTGTATCGCGTGAAGTATTTCAGCACCTTCTTTACCGCTGGTGTTGTTGTACGACAGAACGTAGCACCCGGTTTTACCGGATTGGGCTTCCTGCATCCTTTTAACAGCGTTAAGTTGAGCCAACCAAAAGAACGGTACATTGATACTACCGTGTTTTCGATATTTTGGAAGTTCGGTCGAACGCAGTTGTCCGACCAAGTGCGACGGGTTTAGTAAGAGAATCTTCTTCTTACCGAAATTTACATAAGCGTCATTAGCCGTCAGGACACTAACAAGACTTTTGCCTCTACCGACCGCAATAGGTGCGAATATACTTCTGTACAGGAAAAACTCCATCATCGCTTTCGCTTGTTCAGGAAACAGCCTTATTCCCCCGTCAGGAAAGTACCATAAACTAATCAGGTCGATTTCTTCTTCGGTAGGATCGGGCGATACAGGCATCGACGTAATACGTTCAATTTCCTGCGATATGGAAGCGTTAGCTACTGTCTGCATCGCCCCCGCCATCGACCGAAACCATTCTAACCCTACCGGCTTATGCCCGACCGGAGTAAAATGTGATACGGGAGCAGCCGCAGCCGCCCCCGTATCGGTCGCGGGTAGCGAAGATACTTTAGGAAAATGTTTCGCTAAAATGTCGAGGTAGTTCAAAGCCACTTTACGCCCCGATATTTACAATCACCTTATTGGCAAACGGTCGAAGTCCGTCAACGAGACGAGCCAACGCCGTACCTTTTGTCGGAGAAAACGTCGTTACCCAAACACCGGCCTCGGATAATTCAGCGGCGATTTCAGGGATAGCGACATCTATCGCCGACATCAGGGCGAAATGTTCGATTTCGGTACGTTTCTTACCGAACGCAGTTTCGATAGTCCGTATCACCTCGACCAGAACATCATCAGCGGTTAATATCGCCGCTCCGCCGTCCTTAAAGAACGTACAGCCGATAAGGAGGGTTATGCCACCCGACGTACCATTACCTTCGGCACAAGGGGAGTCCGTCACGGGGACAGCATCAGCTTGGGGGGGTGCCGGTGTTAAAGTGGGTGGTGTAGCCACTGGAGCCGCCGTCTGTACCTTTGGCGTTCGGGGCTTACGGGTCTTGACGACCTTTTCGACGGGTGCGGGGGGTATTGCCGCCGGGGGTGCCGTCGGAGTCGCTGTCGGTACTTCCACCGCCCGTTCCGGGAACGTAGGTGTAGCACCAGGATTCTGGGTAAATACGAGGTTGTTCTGAGCGTCATACACCCACGAATAATCCGTCGATTTCAGCCGGCCAGCCTGTTCGTTCTGAGCATCACAGATATTGCACGGCGACCCTTGACTATTAAAGCCTCCGTAGGGATTGTCCCGACACGCCACACAGCCCTCATAGTGCCACGGTGCTTTCGGGCGGTTATCGACGGGGGTGGCCGCTACGGTCGCTCCTGGGGCTGCTTGGGCGACGGGCGGGGCTACCGGGGCGGCTACCGGCTGTTGTTGTGCGGCCTGCATCGCCCGTACCTTCGCCAACACATCTAACGGGTTGACTGGAGTACCCGCGACAGGGCCGGTATTGGCCGGGGTGGGTGTTGCCGATGCCTGCGGTGAGGCTACTGGAGCCGGATTCACTAAAGCGTTTCTTCGTTTGATTTCTTCTACTAATCCCATGTTTGCTACCCTTTCTGAATTAAGTGTTTGTTGTTCTTGTAAGTCTTCATACTTAGCCCGGTATAATGCTACGCTGCATTGTCCGGTACATATACTAATATAAGGGCAAGAATGTCCATAATAATGATTACACTCCCTTTCTGGATTATTCGGAGGGCATAAATCCCGCCACTTTTCTACCGCCGACGCGGGGTACTTTTGATAAATGCCCAACATCATCCGAAACTTCGGCAGTATGACGGTATTAAAGTAATTATAGACGTATTCTTTATCTACCTGAACAGTACGCTGAATTACCTGCGGATCATTATAGTCTTTGATAAAATTATTGTGTGTCAGCCACAGCAGGCCTTCGTATCCTCGTTCATATTTATCCCAAGCATAGACAATCATCTGGACGTTATTACGAAGTTTGTTAACTGTCACCAACCACTTCGTATCTTTAGCGGTCTTGTGGTCTTCTACCGACCGGCACGTTTCTAAATCAATAAATCCCTTAAGGACTATTTTCTGCCCGGTCAGAGGGTCTTTATATAGCGGTCGGGTAATCTCACGCTCGACCAAACGACCGGGTATTCGCACCAGAACACCCTCGGTAATCGCTTTATCGACGAGTACACGGATAAGGGCTTCATCCAAATCACTAATTTGTTCTTCGGCTAATACTACGTCGTCGTCTTTTTGAAAACGAGATTTAATAGACTTCCACCCGTCAGGGTAAAGGTTCACAGGCTTACCCGTCGCATCCAACCCCCGGTCGTCTGCCATATAAAAGCGGGCAAGTACGGCGTGAAACACATCACCGAATCGAGTAGCGGCATAGGTAGGCTTAGATAGTTTAACGACCTTATCGAACCACCACCGACGGACGCACCCGCCCGTCGTACCATCATTACCGAAGGCGTTCTCGAAAGCAGAAATGCTGGTCCAAATATCTTTAGGCATTAGTCCGTAAGCCCTTCTTATTCTTACCGTGGTGAACAGGGCGAGGCTCTACGTTTTCTCGCCGACAATCAAATCTATCTCCGTTTATATGATGCCCTTCCCACCCTTCGGGAAATTTATCCCGTAGTTCCGCAGCATCCCAATAATGTTCTATCACTACTCGATGCAAATATATGGTTTTTTGTTTTCTGTTAGTCCCGGTAGTTTGTCTGGCACAATAAAATCCAGATGCGGCTTTCTTTCGTCTCCAAGAATATAGTCCGTGAAGTAAAAAAACTTCTTTATCCATCTTAACGACTTCTCCTGTTTTAATGAGAAAAGAACGATAGGGCTGTGCTTCTACGACGGGTTGTGTTTTCTCGATACTAATAGTACATAAAGCATCCGGGTGTTGCTTTTGTAATAACGCTATAGCCTCTTTTACTGTTATGGGTAAGTTCACGTTAGCCGCCTTTCTGCTTCAAACTTAAAGATTCAACTGTATTCAAAAGTATTTGTTTTAACTCATCCGAATACCCAAACCGTTTTTGATTTATCTCAACACTTTTCAAAATATCCCCGGTTGCGTGTCGTAAAGTCGCTGCTTTCCAATCACACAACATTTCCAAAATATCTATCAAATTCATCTGAGAAACATCGGGTTCTTCTTCAAACTGCGAGTACCCACACATATCACAATTTGCTATTACCGTTTTATATTCCTTATGACACCCGATACAGACATACCTCTTAAAATGCTCCGGATGGTGTCGATTCACCGTATAGTGGTGGTCAAGGGCCGGTTTCATTTCCTCTAACAACTTTTTATATTCCGGAGAGCCGTACACACTATCGCGTAACTTAGGAGTATATTCTTCAAAAACTTCCGCCTCTAATGCCCCCAATTTCGATTGATCGTGTCGTTCTTGTCGAAACAATACCTCGATAATTACTTTATTAAGGTAGTTTCGTACCTCCTCTATATGTTTTCGTGTTTCGTTTTCTGCGTTCATCTTATACCCTTTCCTTTATGGTGTTTTCTGTTTAATTAAACATCTAATAGTATCGTGTTTCATTCCCCATTCCGCCGCTATCATAGCCAGCGTTTTGACGTTAATCTCGTACCACGAATAACCCGTTTCGTGGTCTCTATCCGGGTCGGCTTTCGCTAAAAGGTTTTGCATCGCCGAATACATCTCCGACTCTTCGACGCGAGTTTCTAAAATTTCTTTAGCATACCGATAAACGCCCGACCGCGTGACCCATAATTGCCCTTCTCCTGTTTTATATCCCATACCCCATACGTTTGTATTCTTATCGTCTAACATCTGGATAATAGCGGTCGCCACTAACGGTGTATTATGGTTCCCCGCTAATGACTTCTCGAAGACCGTCATCTCACCTTCGCCGCAGCCTGGTGCCGAATTACCCATTACTAAAAACCGTAACGACGGGTCAACCGGGTCGCGATTCTTATAGAGCCATAAAAAATGTTTAGCTACGATGTAATCACTTTCTTCCGAACCACTGTCCGGCCTAATCCATCTACTGCCCGGCTTACTGGTAAATCCCATACCGCCGATGCCTTTTAGGTACTGTTCCGCCGGGCCAACCTTAAAGTGAAACAATCGTTCTCCGATGGCTATACGATTATCGAGGTTCATATCCTTACCACGCGTCAAGGTCTTTACGATACCATCGTCGTTGGCGGCTAAAATCATACGAATCGGATTCAAAACAGTCATCGCCGGTTTGAATTTCTCCTCGACGCGGATACCATCACCGCCTAATAAACTCTTAAAGGTGTCCCCGGGGGATATACCCGCTACTCGCTGATCCGGCCACGATTCATTCACCACTAAGAACGGTGTCTTCAAAAAAGCCGAACTCTTACCATAAATATCTATAGGCCCGGCTATACACGGCTCTTTAAGGCACTCCGATAGCCCTATAGTAAGAAGTTTTTTACCGGCACTCGAAGCCCCTTCCAGAGATAACGCACAAATAAGTCCCTCATCGAAAGCCAGTGCGTTACCTATCCACGCCAGTAATTTCTCATAATACTTAACACCACCGAGGGCTTGCAACCATTCATCGACGTATGGATTGAAAGTGGGTTCAATGTTATCATTACGACTAAAAGTGCTTAAAACAAGGGCTGGATTCTCCCCGTTCATATCTTGGATATACCCTCCCCTATCTCCGACCGGCTTCATAAGAATAACAGCCACCGGCGTACTGTAAGAGTTTTGTATGGATGAGGAGGTAACGTCAACATCTTCCCCTACGACACTTTTTTTAGTGGTGGGGATAATATCGTTAAGAAGGGGCGATTTTCGTATTCTGCTAATCACTTGCGGCCCGGTAACAGGGAACGGGTCGTAGTATCCATCCGCACCTATAGTGAAAAAGAAATTACCGACGGTCGCTAAGGCGTTCTGTCGGGCGTATTCTCTGGCGGTTTCTTCATCTTGAAAAAGGAGAGGATGGTTGTTCCACTCTTTCATCCCTTCGGCGATACTATCAAGGTATCCTAACTCTACGCGGGCTTTCTCTGCTTCTTTTTCCCGTAAGACGTTCAGCTTATCATTCTCACGCTCGTAAATATCCAGCAGGGCGTTCCAACCGTGTGCCGGCCAATCCTGGTCAGTCCCTAACGTCAGCAGCGGGCCGTGAATTAGAGCGAATATCTGTAGCACGGACGCATAACAACTTTTTAATAAAATAGGAGTAAGGACACCTATCATCCGCATTACCTGGTCGTTACGACTTCCCGGCTCCCATCCGGTAGCGGCGTTATTATAGATAATATCGAAATAAGGGGAATCCTTCAGGACTTTACGCGAACGTTTATAAAAATCGGTAAAGACAGGCTTTTGAGACATCCCGGACGTAGTGCATAACAGCAAATAGCCGGTGTTATAATCAGGTACTAAAGAGTTAGAGTGCCTGGCCTTGTCAAAATGTTTTACCGTAGCTACAGTCGCGGGAGTGCTTTTACCTAAGAGTGATGTATCTAACGTAAGACGTTGGCTGTATAAGGTAAAAGAGGAACTCGACCACGACGCTACGCCGTCACGGATAACTTGAGGACACCGCATACATCGCGTCCAGTCCTTACACGAACCATCTATTTGTGTAAAGCCCTTTTCGATAAAGTGATTTATCATCCACGCTAAATTATGTTCGGCTGCGTCCACCGGAATAGGTGCGGACAGTTTATAAACAAACCTCGCACCGTGTTTAGTGGTATAGAAAGTATGCCACGCCGATATAATCGGGTCAGTACAGGCTTGTACCAGTTCTCCGAACGACGCTAAAAGATCGTCCGACCACTCGGAGTGATTTATATTATCCCAATCAAAAGCGAAGTATTTAAGGACTATATCCATCCCCGCGGCACGAACGTCGGAAAGGATACTCTTTTTAAGGCGGGGCCACATCTCAAGGCCGGGGATAGCATACGAAACGAAGTGGGCATCGGTACGAAATTGTGTTGAAAGCATATCCGCAAAAGGCATTACCGTTAAGCAATTATGAGAAAAAGCGGCAAGGTCGGCATCCGTCGCCAAAGACCCGCATCCCGTCATTTGCTTAAAAGGTAATACCGCTATTGTCATACTACAGTACCCGCCTTAGCTAAACGGGCTTCGATAATAGGCCAATACTCAGGCTCTTTTTCGATAAGAATAGAGTGTCGTCCGGTATTTAGGCACGCTACGCCGGTCGTGCCAGAACCGGCGAACGGGTCGAGAACAAGACCACCAGTAGGCGTTTTAGTTAAAGTACAAAGATACTCCATAAGAGCGAGGGGTTTTACGGTGGGATGTGTGTTCTTCATAATCTGGTCTTGAAATCCCCCCTCGAAATTTTTATCCCCCGTACCGTTCGCCGAACGCATTTGTGTCAACTTTAATTGGTCGGGCAAACTCTCACACCCCGCATTACGTTCACTCTTAGACGCTTTCGCTGTATAGAAAAATCGGGAAGCACCGCCGGAATCATCGAACCCTGTCATATTATTTTTAGGCATTGTTATAGAACCCCACCCCTTTTCTTTACTATTTTTGTTGGCTTGGAGAGAGGCATTGACAATATGCGGTTTGCATCCTGCACGGAGGCCGCTTTGCTCATCCAACATCGCCGCCGCCTCTTCGTTCAAAATTATATTGACCGGAAAACGTCCTAAAACTTGCCCTAAGGTTTGATGAGTTTCTTGTTCACTACTATCGCCGTATTTACCCTTACTTACTGCGGATTCTGCACTACGACTATGGTTTGTTATTTCCTCATCGGTTCCTATCCTTCCCCCATCTATATTCAAACCCGCCACGCCCCACTTCAAAGCGTTTTCGGCATACGTTCCGTCATTTGGCTTCACAGCTACCAGAATAGGTTCGTAGGCTGGTTTCAAGCCGTGGGATTTCCAACCGTTCCATAAGACGGCTTCGGGTGAGGTCGGAGCAGTAATATAATCTGTTTTTCCAACTGTCCCGCTTTCATATAAAGTATTGTCCTTAGAACACTGTTCCCGGCTATTAGGATTTCGCCCTACGATGATTCTTTCAGCCCCAACTCGTTTATCCAACTGCTTAGAAATATCCGTAGCTTTCGGGAAACCCGACCCGTAAAGCCACATAATACAATCTTTCAGGATAAAACCCGCATCTTCCACATTTACCGCCATACGGTGTTGTGTCCTGCTTCCGGCAAAACATAACATTGTGCCGCCGGGCTTTAACACCCGTAAGACTTCTTTCCATAATGCAACTGACGGGACATCGTAATCCCACTTACGCCCCATAAAACTTAAACCATACGGGGGGTCTGTAATAACCGTATCTATACTGTTATCCGGCAATCCCGGCATTATTGAAAGACAATCGCCCTGCAGTAAAATACTTTCTACCTTTTGTGTCATATCCCGCTACCCTTATAAAGCTACCCGAAAAACCTCGCCGAAAAAATGGAAGGCCGTCGCCGCTTACCAACGACGACCTTCGTGGAGGAGGGATGAAAAAGGTTCTATATAATTGCCGCCGAGGATATACCGCCCCGGCTCGGTAAAAACCGTTATCCTTGATGGTACTGCTGTTCGACCGTAGCGGCCTGACTCGCAGCTTCCATAGACCCGAACGCCTTGACTACATCGGCTTCGGTAGCGAACACCCCCGCCGTCATTGCGTCTGAAATCCATATCCGTTTGTTCCAATAGACGTTCGTTACGGGGATTTGTACCTTAGCCCCCTGAGCGTCGAACACCGGCTGTCCGTTGACTTTCTTGTCCTTGATTTGGCTCTTTTTGGTGATTTCCAAAATCGCCTGGTTGGACATTATGCTGTTGACCGGCTGACCGTTTTCGAGGAGTTGGTTGCCGTTCGCATCGATACATAAAATCCGTGATGTGAGTTCCGAGATAGCTTCCTGACCTTCGGCTGACTGTTGGTATGCCGCGACTTGCTCTTTCGTCCATCCCATACACGCCGCCGTAATTTGAAGATACTGGCTGCCGAGGATGTTCGGATATTTACTGTCGTGGAATACCACGTACTCATACGTTTCGCCCGCACGAGGCCCGGTGTATTGTGCAGATGCCGGGGTGAGTTTCTGACCGTCCTCGATGCCTTTAACACAATACAGGCTAAATTTCGTCAGGCGGGCTTGCTGCATCGACGTTAGAGCGTAGATGCCTTCTTTGATAAGGAACAGTCCCGTACCTTCCGGCAGGTCGTTCCGCTTTCCGCCGATTTTCGCCGACATCATAGCGTCCCTGATTTTTTTGGCTCGCTGGTCCTGTTGAAAAGCCAGTCCCGATACCGCCGCGACGACCGCCGCCGAGTTTGTCTTCGGGAAATTAAACGGGGCGGGTTTGTTAGGGGCGGGATTAGCTACGGGTGTTCCGACCGGGGGTGTACCTACTACTTGAGCTGTCTGTGCTTTCTTGTTTAATAAGGCTTGAAAATCCATCTTTTTACTCGCTTTCTTAATTAAATAGTGTCTTTTTTGTCGCTTACTGACGATAGTGGTTCTGTTCGTGATAGTGCTGTCTGTTGTATCCTCCGTATTTATATGTCGTTATGTTATGTTTTTAGCCGCGTTTTTACGAACCGGCATCGGCAATTTCAAAGATTCGGCCAATATCTCCGCCGTGGCCCTGGTAGGGGACATACCCCGTTCGGCAGCGTGTTGTTCTACGCCACGGACAATAACAGAATACACGGTTCGCTGGATCGACAAGGTATTGAGTTGTTTTCGTTTTTTAGTCATACCACCCTTATAATAAATTCGTCACAAAACATCAAGATAATTCTATAAAAAATTTATTAATCCTTTTTTAGAGGGATCACACGAACGCCTATTTTCTCAAAACACCCCCCACCGCACTTGCCGCATTGCTCCGGTTTTATCTTATATCCGGCCCCGCAACTGCGACAATCCCATTCGACATCCGGGTCATTGTGCCACTGGGATTTTACGGCTTCCGCCCGGCGGATAGCGACCTCGATTTTCTTTTCCGGTGACGGTAGTTGTTGTTGTTGTTTTTCATATTTCGGCTGGAAGTTTATCGAGATTCCCGGCAGCAATTTTCTTGCCTGCCTGCTGAGCATTTTTGCATCAAACAATCGCAGTGCCTGTACCGCCGCGGCGTGCGCCTTTTTTGCCGTATTAAACCCGGATGCCTTGAAAAGGAATTCCTTCCTTGTAATCTGCGCGATGTACTTGCCAGTCGCCAGTTCTACGACATATCGGAACCCTGTTTTACTTTTCTTCCTGTGCGTTCGTGTCATTTAGTAATTTTCTCCGTACTCAAAACTCAGAATTCAGAACTATAAAATCCTCAATATCTGTTTTCCCGTCCCAGTTCAGGTCAAGATTCTCCACGGGGTCTCCGCGTGGATGACAGTCGCACCAGTACCGGGCAAATATAATTATCCACGGCTTGCCGGTACTTTTCTCAATCTGTGCCTTCAATGCCGCGATGTCAAGATTGCCATACAGAGGGTGTCTGCTGTAATCCGGCGGGTTCGCAACAAGGTATTCTCGGCAGGGCTGGAAGCTGTTAGGCTCATAGGGCTTTCGTGTGATGAATTGCCATTCCTGCTCTGTCGCGGCGGCGGGCAGGATTGAACCTGCTATGCTGCCGGGCAGCATACGGCTGCGAAAACCACCCTGAATCGCGCCTGCCTTTATTCGGCCACCGCCGCGTTGTTTTTATTCTGCGAACAGTTCAGTCGCCACGTCCTTAATAATCTGGACGTACAGAATGTCTTCCGGCTTCGCGCCTGCTTGTTTCATTTCCATAATCACGATGTCCAGGCCCAGCAAAACCTTTTCGTGGTCTGTCGGGGGGATAGGCCGTTGCAGAAGCGTTAGAAACTGATTGCCGATGTCCAGCCACTTTTGAATCTGTTCGGCTTTTGGACAGTCCGGCTCTGCGCCGCACTTGGCAAGCTCAATCTGTTTTTGGAGTTCGCCATAATCAATCGCGGACTTAACGACTCCTCGCAAAGCGGCCTGCTGCTGCGGCTGCTGGCAGGCCGTCAAAACGGCACGGACAGCAAAACTAACATTGCTAACTTTTTCATTTCTTCTTTCCTTTCTTTTTTGGTTTTCTGTATTCTGTTTTTGCTATTATTGTTCTGCCGCAATACGGGCAAGCTGTGGTATGGAGTATTATGCAAATCCAGTTTGAATTGAATGTTCCGCTGGTTGTCTTTGTCTGGCTTTTGGGTTTCTTCATTTTAGGTCTCCGTTTCACGGGACAGGAATCCTGTCCACAAGTTTGCCCAAAACTTCATACGCACCTTCCATCGTGCTTTTTTGCTGCTCTATCACGAACGACCCGTCTTTTTCCATCAGCACGCCGTTCAACTGCTGGTCTGACAGGAAGCGATTGTAATGTATTTCCTTCCCGTCAGGCAACTTGACGTGAATTGAAACACAGCCAGCAAGGAACAGAGTTGTGGCGGCTACATACAAAAGAACAATCAGTTTCATTTTTCAGTCTCCTTATCTTCGTAAATTACCCAGTAAATAGTGTCAAGTAATCCGGTATTTTGTTCTCTTACCTTAACCTTGTAGCCTGAATTTGCAAGGGCAAGAACGATTCTTTCGCGGTCAGATTGATACGGGATTTTCAATTTATGCTCAATCATTTTTCAGTCTCCTTTACATTTTGTCCTGATATATTCTCTCGATACAATTTCCTTGTTTTCTTGAAAAGGTTGTCATATCTTTCCATTCCTCAAGTCGGGCTACTTCCCAATCTGTGAATCGCTTGTGATATTTCAGGTCTTTCGCCGCAAGCATTTCACGTATCATTTTGGCCCATTCTGTAAAGTCTTCTTCGGTAGGCATTTTCTTTCTCCTTTTAATATGAATCTCTGATTCTAAAGTGCATAACCGTTGCGTGGCCGATTGCACCATTAAGACATCTGTATTTCTCTGCTGTAAAAACCCATTGAATATATTCTTCGTCGTGGTCACTAAGCAATTTCTGCTTTGCCTCTTTCACATATTCCAGATGTTCTTCGTAGCTGTTATTGCTGGTTAGTACATAAGATATTCGACCAAACTCAACGCCATCTTCTTTCCAAATGTCAGCCAACAAAAAATAATAAACTTTCATTAATTCATAAGGGTTCATTTCTTCTTTCCTTTCAGGAATACGAAGACATTGCTATCTTCTTTTTATTCTCAACGTATTGGTATCTTGCTCGCATTTCTTTTGTATATTGCCAGCCATATTTTATTAAGTCTTTGGCTTGCCTGCGAAGCCAATCAGCAATCTCTTTTCTGCCTTTCTCTGTCATTTTGTCTGCGTCGTAAATAGTTAATATCGCCGCTGTTTTTACTTTTTTCTTTTTCATACTGATTCTCCCGTTAAAATTTATGGTATTCTTTCGATTATTTTCGTCAAAGCATCTAACGCAGCCTTAACGGTTTCCGACTCTTGATTTTCAAGCAGCACGCTTCCGTCCTTTTCCATTATGAAATTGCCTATGCGCTGGTCAGTGAACGGCCCGCGTCGGTACTCAACTACCTTGCCGTCTGCAAACTCCGCCCGCATATACACGCCGCAGCCAGCAAGGAACAGGGTCATAATAAGTAGCAGTGTTTTTATTTTCGTTTTCATATTGAGCCTCCTAAGCCACTAAGTATTGTCCACACAATGGGCATATTGTTTGTGATGGAATTTGTTCTATGTAGTACCGTAATATGGCATCCGCCAGCGTAGGATGTGCCTTTTCTGGCGAAAGCGGTATGTCCTGAAACCTCGGCACGCTTTTTACCACGAATAACGCCGCTTCCGTACACCAGTATTTATCTTTATCCGGCTTGATAATTTCAAATTCGGTACTAAAACTTAACAAGCCCAATAAGTCATAAGGTTTCCCTTCGATACTCTGTGCCGCTTGATACATCAAATCTTCTTCCTCGTCCGTAACAAACAGGGAAAGCGTGTCCCACCTCTCCGGATGCGAATACTCAATCTGCTTAAACCTGCAACCTTTTACATCGTCTTGCAGGGTCGAACTGAACGATACCTCATTATGTCTTTCGCTGAACTGCAACTCAGTATGTGTATGCAGCAGAGACCGCATCATTATAATCTTGTCCGATGCGGTGTATTCATAGCCGAATTTCTTGGCTCGGTAGGCGTTAAAACTTCTGATTTTTATGATGTTCATTTTGTACCCCTTAATCTTAGTCATCTTTCTTCGCTTTTATCCGCGCAGGAATTTCAAAGCACAAAAAAATGATAGCGGCAAATACTAATCCCCAAAATACAAAACCGGAATAGTACATTACGTGTTGAAACAGGTTCATTTTAATTCGTCCTTTCTGTTTTTCCCTTTATTCGTATTCGCCGACCCGCAACGCGGGCAGCGTTCAGCGCCCTCTTTGTTCTCGACGTACCAGATATACTGACAGTCAAGGCAATAGACGGGGTGGTATGTTGTTTTTTCTTCGCTCATATCAATTCTCTCCTCTGGAGTTTTTCCGGCCACTCGGCGGGATTTGTGGAAACACGAAAACCGTATCTTTCTGATAATCCATCTATTTCTGCGATTGTGCGAGGATAAGCATTTAGACGACCTTTTGGCAAAAGCACCTGCTTGACAAAAATTTTGACCCCCGCCGCTTTTACAATAGTATGTTTCGTCATTTTAGCCCCTTATTTTATCAAAAAGGCACACCTAAAAGTGTTTTACTTCCCGCCTCTTGGTACGTTTCCGATACCGTCGTCTTAGTTATCGGCAGTATTATCCACCTATGTCGCGGTAAAGGCAAGCCCCTATTATACGCCTCGACCACCAGGGCGTTTAACTTTCGATGCTTAAAGCCTTTTTGCCTTATACACCACCAAATACTGTTTAGCAAATAATTATCGTCCATCTTCCTGATTAAAATAGTCGTACCGTCGGAAGATGTCCACCGGGTAGCGGTCATGTGGGCCTCTTTTCAGGTATATAAAAACCCGGTGCGGGTTCGGCGTGTCTGGGGGTGTTCTCGTTCGCCGCCGACGGTAAGGGACTGCTGGCAATCCCCTGTATCACACCCGAACCGCACTCGGACACGTTCATCTCGGATAGCCTACTTACCGTACCGGGTCTTAAAGCCAAAAGTCTTTCATTAGCTATATCTATGTATTTCTGAGACATTTCAATCCCTATATACTTTCGATTGGTCCGCAAACAAGCTACCGCCGTTGTACCAGACCCCATAAAAGGATCTAAAATAGTATCGCCCTCTTTTGTTAATAATAGTATAATTCTAATTATCAATTCTTCGGGAATCGGACACGGATGTATTGTCTTTTCTTTGGATACGTTTTTCACTATTTGAATATCTGAAAACCAATCGTACAAAGCTGTACCCGCTGATCCTCCTTGTATCAGTCTTTTAATCCGCTTATCCGTAGGATTTTTATAGGGTTGCTTTATTTGACTTAAATCAGGAGTGCAATTAAAATAATTCAAAAGTCTAAACTGACGCGGCAAATTGGAATTATAGCACCACGCCATTACTTTTTTAGGTATCCCTAACGCCGGTAAAAGGTACGTCATAGATTCCTCAGCATAAGACACAAAACAAGAAGGAATACCACAAAACAGAGCGACCATATCTATATACTCTTGGGGTGACAGATTATCTGAATACTCGTCATATCCCTTAAAGTTTATATTATACGGAGGGTCGGTAATTATGTGAGTATATGTTTCGCGGGGTAGGGCGGGAAAGATGCTCCGACAATCTCCTTGTACTATAGTATTTTTCATTCCTCTTCCCCTCCTCCCCCGTCGCGGGAAATAAACATTAAAGCGGCGGTAAAATATCCGATACAAAAACCCACAAAAAGACAGATATAGTATGTCATAGTGACTCCTTTTTTAAGACTACCATAACATTTTTTCTAATTCCTTTTTTAAGGGCCTCGCGGTGGCTAGGACACCATATATCCAGCCTCTTAATATGGTTCTTCTTATCACCGAACAGTTTTTTGCTGCCGCGATCCTGTACGGTGTACGTCTTACCGTCGATAATAACTTTGGTTCCGAACGGTAACCAGTTTAGGGCTATAGTGCCTTCCTGGGCGGACTTACCACTGGCCGTAATACCATACCCTTTATCGGCGGGGGTCTTGTTAGTACATACTTTACAATTACAATAATGCGTGCAAACCCAACCTGTTTCTACGCCTTGACTCGACTCTTTTTTTGATTGACTCTTGGGAGTTGATGTTTGCAAAGTCGTTTGTTGACTTAAAGTGATGCCGGAGATGAGAAGAACGGCAGTTAAACACCAAAAGATTTTCCGGTAGGTTATCTGTTTTGTTTCCATTTTTATGATGTACATTTTCACATTTCCGTAATGGCCGACCTAACTTCTCCGCCATTACTATTCGATGCTTTAACACATATTTTTTAGGGGCTATTTTAAGGTACAAGTACCCGTTTTTTCCTAAATACTCATGCCCCACAGTTACAGCATTTCGATACTGACATTTAATAGAGCAAAACATTTTTACGCCTGAATTTCTTTTCGCCCTCTGAAAACCCTTTCTACATACAGGGCATTTTACCGTCTCTCTTCGTTCCTTGTGGTGTACCCAATAACATTTTCGGGAACAGTATTTTGGCTCTCGCCACCAATTCTCTTTAGGTATTTGTTTTTTACATACAATACAGTTGTACATATCCAGTCCTTTCTATTTACTGTATTGTACTTGCTTGTTTTGTTGTTGTCAAGAAACTCTTTATAATATCCGCCACCGCCCCCCGCTAACGGCACGACGACCGCGTTAGGCTCATCTATGCCCATCGTCCTACGCCCGTTCCTATCGGCGTAGTAGCCTATTAAAGCTACCATCACGCACACGTACACTATCCTTGGTACGCTTATCTTGGTATAAGGTCTTTGGTTTTTAGGGGTCATATTTTACCTCGTTATCGTAAAATAAAAAACCCGCCGACCGTAAGTAGTAGTAAATAGCCGGGGCTACGCCGCCCCGAACGAAGGGAGACGACCGGCGGGCTGTAGCAACCTACCTTTACCTCTATTAAAATAACCACTTCCATAAAACCGCCAACAAAGGGAAAATACCAAAAAAGAAAAGTATCAGAATCGCCCATATAATGTACTTACGCACAAAATATCCTTATCCATTGTAATACTAAATAGTGTTCCCTGTATTATCGTCTTTCTGTCACACAAACACAACTAAATTCTTCCTATTTTCCCTAATTTTTTTTTATTTTTTAGTCCCCGTCCCGACTCCTAAAATATCGTCGATATTGGCCCCTAACAGATTTCTCAGGTCTTTTAATACCGTAAGCCCTATCCGGTTGTTGCTTTCCTCACCGAACACCCTATCCGCCGGGGTGGTCATATATCCATACCCTCCGGCCCACGCCCTCGCCGAAAATTTCTCGATCCGGGAGATAAGCGGTTGACTGACGTTCACCGCCGTCGCTAACGATACTTGCCGGATATTCCGCCGATGTCGGATTTCCTCTAATCCTCCGGGTATGTGCGGAAAAGCGGGTAATCCCATTATCTCGTCGATGGTAACGCCGTACAGTCGCCGTAAAGCGATAAGGGCAGTTACCGTAAGGGTTTTTATGACGCACTCCTCCACCTCCGCTAATATCTTGGGCGTTAGTATGTCCCGCTGCGTCGAGGTTCGCCCTACCCCGCCGGCCCGGGCGATAGCCTCTTCCATGTTCTTTATTGTCAAGCCCAGGCCCGTTCGTAAGCCTTTAACGTAATTACCTACGATAATTATGTCCGCACGGTGTTGCAGCGGATCACGTTTTATCACGTTCACCATAATTGCCTACTCACTTCTTCCTTGTTTGTGTCATAAATTTTCATTTTGTCCTCTTTCCCGTGAATGGGTTCTGCGTAAAAGCCGTTAAATCTACTCCGTTTTTCAGCAATCCCTCAACATCAGCCCCGGCCTTAACAAGGTTGCCGACAAATTCATAGCTCATTTCTGTTTCCGTCGGTTCGTCTGTAATATCCCGCATTATCCGCTCAAGCTGCTTGTCAGTCCATTCAGGCGTATTGTCAATAACTCTCTGCCGCTCAACGTCCGCCCTTGTGATTTTGGGCCTGTGGTGAAAAAACTCAAACCAGTGAAAAATTATCCAGCCTATCATTTTTGCTCCCTAAGATACATTGACTGTCCCGCCGTAGTTGGCCCAGCAGCGTCCGCCGGTCTGGCCCGT